CAGCGCGAGGCGCAGCGGCTGGAACGCATCGGCACCACCGAGGCGAACATGTCGGGCAGGCAGGTCTCCGACTTGCTGCACAACATCGCCCCGAACGCGGCGGATCAGGTGCTCGCCAACCACGGCTTTCAGTCATTGACTCAGCCCTACCGCACCGGCTACCAGGCCAGCCGGGGGATGATGCCCGCCGCCATCCCGCAGCTTGCCCGGTTTGGCACCAACGCGGCGCTGGGCGCGGCGGGCGGGGCCACGGCGGCGGTCGTCAACACCAGCCCGAACGACCCGAACTACTACCAGAAGGTGGCCAACGGGGCGGCGACCGGCGCGGCGCTGATGCTCGGCAACGCGTACCTGGGCGGCTGGATATCACGCGATGTGCTGCCCGCCACGCTGGCTGCCTGGCACAGCTTTGGCAACCCGATGCGCAACCTGAACGCGGGCTCGACCACGTCGAAGCTCCAGGCGTGGCTGAGCGACCAGGCCGAACTGAGCATGGTCGACCGGGCCAACATACTGGATAGCCTGCAGCGCACGTGGGGTGACCCCAGCAAGTATCAGGAAATAGCAACAACGCTGGAAAAAACGGGCTCCCTGCCCACCTGGCTGCAGGGCAACAAGGAGGCCGTGCAGACCTGGCAACTGCTCAAAGACACCTGGGATCAGGCGGTCAAGGCGGGGGTCGCGGACGACGTGCTCAAGAAGAAGCCCACGCTGCGCGTGCTGCCCAACGGCCAGGCCAGCTACCCGGCCCAGTTCGCGATTCACCACGTGCCGCAGGCGGACTGGTTGAAGGCCGTCGCGGCGGCGAACCACGGCGTCACGCCGAAGGCGATGCAGGAAGCAGTCGCGGGTATCCCCCAGGTCATCAAGGGCCAGGTCTCGCACTTCAACACGCTCAGCCAGATATTCAAGGAGCGCACCTACGCTAACTTCGAGGAGGGCATGGCGCAGGGGGTCAAGTACGACTTCTCGAACCTGCCCCGGCTGCTGACCGATCAATACTGGTCGCAGAAGCAGGCCATGGCCAACCAGAAGTTCGGCAGCGCCCTGCGCGGCCTGATCGTGAACTCGAACAAGCTACCGGCTGGAACATCTATTCTAGACCACGACCTGATACAGGTACCCAAGAACGTGGCCACCATTGCGGGCACCCCGCCCGAGGGCATGACCGGCTTCCAGCTAGCAGGGCCGCTGGGCTTCGGCAGCCTGCTGGGTCCTGCTGGCCACAACTTCGACCTGTACGTCTCCGACCCGCTGGCGCACACGCTGAACGCGGCATTCAAGGAAAGCGGTTTGTTCGAGAACAACCCGCACATGCGCGCCATCGTGCGCAAGGCGTTGGAGATGAACACGCAGGGCAAAGAGTTCGTGCTGGGCGGCTCGGGCTTCCACCTGTGGAACGAGATCAACACCTTCCTGGCCTCCAACGGCGTGTCCTCTCTGCCCCGGCTGGCCAAGATCATGGGCATGGCGTTCACACCGGGGGCCTTCAACAAGTTCGTCGCCGCCAACGAGGCGGACATCCGACAGGCTGTGCGGCAGGGTATGACGTGGAACATCCTGCCCGAGATACGCCCGATGACGCTCACGCGCGGGCTCACCTTCGGGGCCTCGACGTTCGGCGCGGGAGCCGCCGCGTACGCGGGGGCCAAGGCCACCGGCAAGAACGACGAGGACGCGCGCAAGTACGCGGCGGTCGCCAGCGTGCTGGCAGCCGGCATCAACGCGCCGGTTGGCTACTTCAAGACGGGCGAGTGGACGTCGCTGTCCACCATGTTCTCGGACACGCTGTTCACGCGCATCATCCCGATGATGAAGCTGATGACCTACCAGATGAACGGCAAGAGCGCGGCAGCCGCGCAGTGGGTCAACGAGAGCTTCGGCGGCGAGAACCTGGCCATGATGCTGCGCTCGCGGGACATCTCCGACCTGATGCGACTGACCATCCTGGCTCCCGACTGGACCGGTTCGTTCGTGCGCCAGATCGGCGGGGCGCTGCTCGACCACGGCTCCAAGGGCTCGCTCAACCGGGGCTTCTGGGCCAGCGCGGCGCTCAACTCGGTGGTCATGGTCGAGGGCCTGAACATGCTCCTGGCGGGCCACCCATCCTGGCAGAACCCGCCTGGCCAGGAGGGCACCGTCGACCTGACGCCGTTCTTCGACCGCATGGGCTGGAAGCACGACTCGCCCTCCTCGGGTGAGCCCGCCGGGGTGTACGTGGACGTCGTGCCCGCCTGGCGCGGGCTGATCGAGCCCTGGAAGGAGAGCGCGCGCTGGGGCCTGGCAGCCTTCGCGGGCACCCCGCAGGGCCAGCAGATGGGCCTGGGCAACCCCGCCATCACCGGCGGGCTGCGGCCAGGCGACCCCGGTCGACCCGACCCCGCCGCCGCCTGGGGCAGTTACCTGCAGGCGCGCGGGGGTATCTTCCCGTCGCTCGCGGCGGACTTCCTGTCGGTCAACGATTTCGCCGGCAGACCGCTCAACAAGGCCGACGACCAGTGGTGGCAGATCGCGGGCAACGGCATCCTGCGCGCCGCCTCGCGGCTGGCTCCGGCGGGCGTCACGGCGGGTATGACCAGCCTGGAGCGCGGCACCCCGGGTCCCGTCGCGGCGGCGCAGACGCTGAGCGGCCTGCGCACCCGCAGCGTGACCGACTACGCCCAGGCGCAGACCAAGCGTGAGTACGAGATTGAGCACGGTCCCGCCAGCGCCCCGTGGACCGGCAAGAGCCTGGCCGACCAGCAGCAGGCGCACGCCGAGTACGTGGCGCACAACGCTGCCATCGCGGACCAGCGCGAGGCGATCAAAGCCGACCCCAGCCTGACCCCGGCTCAGAAGTCGACGCAAATGGCCAAGCTGCAGTTCGAGACGCTGGGCCAGTTCGAGGAGTCGCTGATCCCGCCCGAGATTCAGGACGGCCAGCACCCGGATGTCATCAAGCAGTTCAAGGCGGACATGGTGGCGCTGGACGCCATTCGTGGCAACGCCTCGGGCCAGCAGCAGGCCGACTACATCTCCTCGCCTGGCTCCGGCCTGGATCAGTCCGCGCTGTTCAACGAAGCCTGGAACCGGGATGCCAGCCAGCTTGCGCAGGCCAGGACCGATGCGGACAAGAGCGCGCTGCGCAGACAGTGGCTGACGCAGACCGCTGACAACCACGGCATCGACCACGATGTGCTGGAGGACTTCGTCAAGGCCAGGCTGTTCGGTGAGGACCTCGATCCACTGCCAGGCATGTCCAGCGCCAACCTGAACGTGGTGCGAGACGCGTACGAAGCAGCCGCCGCCAAGAGCCCCAACGACATCACCACCGCGCGCGCCGCCGAGCAGCAGGTCATCGGACAGTACGCCCAGGCGTTCGGCGTCGACGCCGGTGCGCTGGAGCGGCGGGTGTACCTGCGCACCACGGCTCCCCGCGAGCAGACCGCCATCGACCAGCAGTACAACCGGGCGGTCACGGTGCTGGAGAACACGCACAACATCACCACCGCGCCCAAGTACATGAACGCGGACGGCAGCCCGATGAACGGTCCGGACCAGTGGGCGCAGTACGACACGCAGCTTGCCGCGACCGACAAGTTCGACAAGTACAAGGGCATGTACATCAACAAGGACCTCGAAGCCAAGGCACTGGCCAAGGCGCGCGGTACGGCGGCGGCAGCCCAGCAGGCGTTCAAGAGCCCTGGCTACTGGGACTACGAACGCTGGTTCGGTACAGGCCGGACGATGACCGACGCCCAGTGGCAGCAGTACATGGCGGGCACGCTACCGATGTGGGCCGACAACCCCAGCCCGCAGGAGGCGCAGAACCGCAACACGCTGATCGGGCTGTACAAGGCGCTGAATACCCCTGACCCCAAGAACCCGCACCGCACGCTGGCCATGAACACCAGCGTCAAGGTGACCTTCTACAACCGGACCTCGCGTGTGCTGACGCTGGCCTCGGCCATCCAGCAGTTCAACAAGCTCAAGTCCAACGCCTGGAAGGCAACGCCCGACCAGACCAACAACCCCGGCGCGGGACTGGGCCTGGATCAGAACATCACCAACGCCGACGCACCGCCGGGTGCCGACCTGTCACAGGTCGGTGTGGACACTTCCGGGAACACACCTTAGAATCGGAGCAAGTCATGGCAAGAGGAAGCGGCAAGGATTTCTCGGGCCCCGCGCAGAAGTACGTGGGCCAGGTCAAGATCGACAGCGGCCCGGTGCCCATCACCCGCTGGCAGAAGCCCTACACGCGCGCCGAGCGGGACCGTCCCTTTGGCGCGGAGGGGGTCGACCTCCGCCCGGAACGGCGTGAGCACCAGACCGAGCCGCCGCCCCACACCCGGGTGGGCGAACAGTTCAACCGGGGGTTCAAGCCCGGTGGCGGGGATGGGAACCGCTACCGCTCCAACACCAAGAAAAAGTAGGAGGTACTCCGATGTACGAGCGTCGTCATCGCGGTGGTCGCCGCAAGCGCTGATTCCGTAGCGCCGGACGAGCCTCCCATACTCGTCCGGCACTTCTCCCGTAGGAGACTTTGATGCCAGTCAACATCAACAGCAAGCACCAGAAGGTCACTGGCAAGTCGACCGGTACCAACTACGACTTCAAGCGGGACGGGTATGCCCGTGGCCCGGTGCCGAAGTCGATGATTGGCACCAAGGAAGGCTTGACAAACCACGTCGGCTACTCTGGTCCGGACACGGCCCAGGGCACACATAACGGCTGATGACCGAAACCGCAGACAACGCGCTGGAGGAACAGCAACTCCCCGAGGACCAAGCGCCGTCCTCGCCCGAGACCCCCAGCCCGGAGACGGTAGCGGCGGAGCGTGAGCGCGAAATACAGCGGCACCTCAGTCAACAAGGCCGCGAGCTAGCCGATGCTCGACGTCGTGCGGACGCTGCCCAGGCGGTAGCGTCTGCGCAGGCGGCACAGATCGGTAACCTCGAAGCGAACATCCGGCTACTGTCCGAGCACCTGAACGAGCAGCAGCGGCAGCAAGCTCAGGCCCGGCAGGCCCAGATCGACGCAGAGTTGGCGAGCCTCCCTCCCGAGGACCGACTTGAGCGCAAGATAGGAATGCTGCAGGACGAGATTCGTGAGATACGGACCGCTGCGCCGCAGGCGCAACCGGCGCAGCCCACGCCTCCCCAGCCGCCGCAGCCACAGCAGCAGGGCGCTGGTCAGCAGACACAGGCCGAGGACCCGGCGGACTACATGACGCGCCGGGTGCGCGAGATACAGCAGGAGGCGCAGGACGAGTTCGGTGTGCTCGTCACCACGGACGAGGTTCCGGATGATGCGTGGAACTCCGAGGATGCCTTCTACAAGTCGGTGATGAAAGCGGCGGCGACCAAGAGCCGCAACGGAGGCGACATGCCCAGCAAACCCAAGGCGGAGACCCAGGAGCAACTGCGCGACCGCATCCGGCAGGAGGAACGCGAGAGGCTGGGCGTCAACTCGCCCGCCGCGCCACGTGCCCAGCCCGCCGGTCGCAAGAAGTCCCCGACCGGAGACGATGTGCGCTCGTCGGTGCAGACCTACAACTCCTCGCTTGGCCCCAAGGCCAACGTCCAGAAGCTCAAGGAACTGCGAGACTCGATGAACACATGACCGGCACCACCGGGACGAAAGCCGTCGCTGTTCAGGTCAAACCGCTGTACCCCAAAAAGAAAAAGCCGAAGAGGAAGAAGTAAATGGCCCAGGGTACAACTGGCACAGTAGCGCTCGCCCCGGAAGTCAAGGCGATGTACGACGCTGACTTTTACATTCAGGGTCAATCGGTCCTGTACTGGGATCAGTTCGCTGATCTCAAGGGCCCGATTATGAATGGCCAGCGTGGTATTTCTCAGAACTTTCCGATCATTGAAAGCCTGCAGCCAAACCCCACGGTGCTCGATGAATTGATCGACGTTGCGCCGCAGCAGATGCGCGGTGCCGAGGTCATCATCACGCTCAGTGAGTACGGCAACTGCATCGAGGTCACCAAGTTTCTGGTCGCCACCGCGTACGCCGACGTGTACAAGCAAGCGGCCTACATCAACGGCTACAACCTGGCCGAGAGCTTCGACTACATCGCCCGCGCGGTGTTCGGTCAGGGCTCCCGGGTGTGGTTCATCAACCGCCACACGGCACGCAACCAGATCGCCGGCCAGACGGTATCCCAGGACACGCTGAACATCCGCTTCCTCGAACTGCTCACGCTGGTCGTGGCGCGTTCGGCCAAGATGCCGCTGTACGAAGATGGTGCTGTCGCTACGTGCATCCACCCGTTCGTGTTCTACGACCTGATTCAGGACGCCAACAACAACGGCCTGGGCGCGCGTGGCATGTCCGTCTACAGCCATCCGGAGTTGCTGTTCAACGGCGAGCTTGCCTACTGGGCGGGGCTGCGGATCATCGTCTCGGCCAACGCCAAGGGCTTCTGGGGCGCGGGCGCGGCGCAGACCGCCGGTGTGGTCAACACCACGCTGGCCGATGCGGCCAACCCTGGCGACACCCAGATCACGCTGACCCTCGGTACCGGTGTGACGCCTGGTAGCTGGCTGGCGATTCAGGACGCGCCCGAGCCTGGCAACACGTGGTCAGACAGCAATGAACTCTTCATGGTCACCTCCGTTAGCGGCAACGTGGTCACGGGCTTTGCACTGGACCCGGGTCCTGGCGACAATGCCGGTCTGCGTTTCGCACACGCGGTTGGGACCGTCATCAACAACAACAACTCGGTATTCCCTGTGGTTGTATTCGGGCCTAACTCGGTCACGAAGGCTAGCTCCGACTGGACCGGTCCATACGGCGAGACGGTTGTCACTGGCCCCTTCGACCGTCTGGGCCGGTTCCTCACCTTCGGCTGGTACGCCATCGAGGGTTGGGCGCGTACCCGGAACGCGTGGCTCTTCCGAGGAGAAGTAGGGAGTTCGCAGAGCTAATGGCCAAGCGAGCAAGCCGCGTCAAGGCTGCCCAGGCAGACCTGGCCAAGATGAACCCCCGCGCCGCTGCCCGCGCGGTGGGGAAGGCGCGTGCCGCCGGTCGGACCTTTCCGACCAGCGGTATGCGCAGCCGCGCATCCAACCGTACGAGGACAGGCAAGTGAAAGACGGCGACTACTACGACCGGTGCCCGCATGACGGGTGTCTGGAGGTGGACGCATCACACCGTTCCGAGGGTCTCGCCGCTGGTGCCAGGGAGTCAGTCCACGACTGGTCCATCTTCCAGGCCGACCCGAGGCAAGGTGGCTGCGGCGCGACGTGGACCCGAACCACGCGCACCGGTCAGGCCAGGGACGCGGCGCGCGGGGTCAAGAGCCTGAACCTGACGGCAGGCGCACAGCGATCCTTTTCGCTACCCTCTGAGCAGTATCGGGACAACTACGAGGCCATCTTTGGACATTCATAACGCGTACCCCGGGCACATCGGCCTGAGCACCCAGGATGTGAACGTTTCGCACACGCGCTGGCCGTGCGTCAGCCACCCGCCTACCATGTCCTGTGCCGAAGCGGTGGCGTACCTGAGCCGCAGGGGCCCGCGTACCCTCACCCCCGCTCCGAGCCAACTGCCTGCCCGTGATTACGTTCCCCCAGGCCGTAGCTGAGGCGTACGTCTCGCCCGCCCGCAGCATCATGCTGCCGTCCTCACCGGGTCGGGCGGTGCGCTTCATGGGCGGGCACGCCACGGTCAAGGACGGGCGCGACATGGTTGCGCTGCTGCGCAACAAGGATGTCCGGCTGTTCGTCACGCCCTACGCCATGAACTGGCTGGAGCAGTGGGTCAGAGCCGCGAAGGACGTCAAGGCCCAGGTCTACCTGCCGGACGAGGACAGTGGCCCAGACAGCGCTTAGCCTGGTCCGCGAGCTTGGCGAGCGGATGGGCGACTTCGTGCTGGCCGACCCCACCTCGGCGGGCGGCACCAACACGCTGGTCGACGCCTCGCTGATCCAGTATTTCCCCATCCCGCTGCAGCAGTTCAACGGCTGGGTGTACTGCAACGCGAACTCGCCCGACGCGGCCAACCGGGGCCTGGAGCGGCGCGCGATGAACTGGGACGGCACCTCCTCGCTGCAGCTTTACACCGGCTTCCCCGCGCCGATCACCAGCGGCGACTACGAGCTTCACATGCGCTTCCCGCACGCCAGGAAAATCGCGGCGATCAACAGCGCTGTGTCGCAACTCGGGCTGACGTGGTACCGGCAGATCGTGGACGAGAGCATCGTCACCGAGCAGGCGACCTGGCAGTACGACGTCACCTCGCTGGCCAACTGGGCCAACATCTACCGCATCGAAATCCAGATCAACCTGGCCGAGACGCAGATCGGCTACCCGTACGCGGACGCCGAGTACCTGAACTGGCGACCCCGGCGCTTTGTCGACGCGCTGGGCATGGAGCACTGGCTGATCGAGTTTGGCATCCTGCCGCCCATCGACCGCAAGCTGCGCATCTTCGGGGAGGGCTTCTACCCCGCGCTGCACAACGACCTCGACGTGCTGGCCATCGCTGGCAAGTGGGAGGGCGGCGCGCTGGAGTGGATATGGGACTGGGCGGAGTTCAGGCTGAACGACCAGTTCTCCAACCGCATCCCGACCGGTGAGGCGGAGAAGATCAGGCAGCAGGCGCTGGATCGACTGGAGCGGCAGAAGAACGATATCCTGAACGCCGCGCCATCGCATCTTCCGGGTCGGATCGTTACCCCCGGGCATGGTGATGCGATGGCGTTCCCGAGCCCCGAGGACTGGCGCTACCTGGGCGCGTTCCGGAGCGCGAGCTTCATCCGAGGCGGATGACCCTCCCGCCCCCGTTCGGCAAGTTCTTCCCCACGCCGGGCCAGCCGGACCAGATCATACTGGACTCGTTCCCGATGCAGCTTGTGCCCGGGAAGTATTCCATCGAGGAGGCCGACCGCTTCGGGGAAAAGGTTTCACAGGGAACCCTGAAGTACGCGGACTTCAACCCGTACGAGAGCGCGCACGCGGTCGCCGCCTTTACCGGAGGATCAGGTCTGCGCAGATACTCCGACGCGGGCGACGACCCCACCAAGGTTGCCACGCTGTACAAGGAATCGTCCAACGTCAACTGTTGCTTCGCCCCCGCCGTGCTGAGTCCGGAGATTCTGTACGAGAGTCTGCCCGGCTGCACGGGGGCCTGCGTGTGGCTAGGCGAGGCGTGGCTGACATCCAGCGGCGGCTCCATCGACCACCAGTTCATCGCCGTGGGCCCGGTCGACAACCAAACCGGGGTGTGGCAGCGGCAGGGCACCAACAACTGGCAGCAGCGGGTGGTGATCCCCAACGGCACCGCGCTGGAGGGCGCGATCACCGTCTACAAGAATGTGCTGATCCTGGGCTTCGGGATGCAGCGCCTGGCGGTTGGCTACAACCTTGAGACCGGCGCGCAGACGCAAATCATGCAGAACGCGGCGCACATCACTCAGGTCACCAACCCGACCCCGCCGCCTGCCACCATCCCCGAGGCGGTGATCGACGCGCCCGTGCCGATGTACGTGTGGGCCGCGACCGCCGACAAGGCCGAGGTGGTGCTGGCGGGGGGCTCGCAGAACACCGACTGGCACTACATCACAAGCTCGATCTTCCCCGACCACGACTTCTCGATGACGTGGAACCCGGACTTCGTGGGGCTGCAGACGGGCATCGCGATGGGCGTCGACACGGGAGATACGCGCATCAACTCGCTGGCTCCGGGTGGCGGGCTGGTGGCGGTCTACGTCGGCAAGACGAATGAGCTTGGCATGGTCGACCTGGGCCAGCCGCAGAACTTCCCGACCGGCACCCCGCCAGGCACCTTCGCCGGAGGCGTGTACCACAGCCTGATCCCGTTCGACTCGAACTTCAACACCAACTGTCTGCCGATGAAGTGGCTGCTGGCGAGCGGCGCGGATCAGCAGCGCGGCAGCCTGACGCTGGTGTTCCCGCGCGAGCACGCGCTGTGGGAGTACGCGCCGGCGGATCAGTTCTCGGGGACGGCCACCAACATCTCACCGTGGGCCATTGGCTACCGCAGGCCACCCCACGCCAGGGGTCTGGTGACGGCCATCCAGGGCACGGCCAGGTGGCTGTATTACGCTGTGCAGAACGGACCGGGACACACATGGATTTATCGTAACGACCAGACGACCGGTGCGCCGCACACGTACCTTGACCTCGATCCCCCGGGCGATGCAAACAACCAGTCAACCGATGTGCGAGCCATGGCGACCTCGACCATCTTCGGCTCCCACCCGCTGCTGTTCTTCTCGGCGGGCAATCAGGTGGCCAACATCCTGCTACCGCTCGATGGCGATAGCGAGGTCGATGACCCCGCCTGCCGGTACCAGTTGCAAGGGTACATAGACATCCCCGACATCGACCTGGGGTTCCCCGATGAGGACAAGATCGGGTTCACGGTGCGCGTCATCTCCGACAACCTGTCCCCCGGTCATCGCTACCACCGGGTGCAGTACATTGAGGATGGCATCGGTGGCTATACCGATCTGAACTTCAACCCCGTAAACGTAAGCCCCGGGGGAGAAGTTGACTTTCCGCTGCAGAACGTCGCCAAACGCATCTCGCTGCGCATCTGGTTTTACACCGACGATCCAACACAGTCCCCCCAGTTGTGGGGCTTCAGCCTGCGCGTAGCGCTGAACACGAAGGTCTATCGACTCTTCGTACTTCAGGTTAGAATGCCGGCTGACTCGTTCACCACGCTGGCAGACGACCTGCAGAATCCCTATATGCTGGTCAACGCCTTCTGGTTCCGACGCCGGCGAGGCTTTCCAATACCCTACACGGACCCCTGGAACGATCACTACCTTGTGCGCATCATCAAGATGCAGCAGCAGCAAGCGCTCCGGGAGCCCGACAAGACGCCCGAGTGGGTCGTAGACTTCACGCTGCTGGAGTTCTACACGGATCACCGACCGTCGCCCACGATGCTTGTGCTCGACGGCAATCCCGCGTCGGTCAACGACGCGCTGCCGGTAGGGGTCTGAGATGCCGCTCGACGCCACGCTGTTCATGCCCCAGGGGGGCATCGCGACTGCCATGTCGCAGTTGTACTCCCTGCTCACGGGAGCCACGAAGGACCAGCCGGTGACGCTGGCGAATGTGCTCAGCGTGGGCGGCTGGCAGGGCACACCCGCAACGGCGTTGCGGGTCTACGGCGGCATCGACCTGTACGCCACGCCCTCGGACGCCACACCCGGCTTCAGCGTTGGGCCAGGCGGCTTCGTGTGGAGCGGCCTGGTGTTCGCGCCCTCACCGGCGGGGGGCCTGCGCGTCGGGCCACGCCTGGAGGTGATCGGGGACCTGTCGGTAAGCGGTACGATCCAGGGCAACCTGCCGTGGGACCAGTTCTTCTCGACCTACTTGCGCGATCTGCATCCCGGGACGATCACGATGCCCAATAGCCTGGTGATCGGCAACGTGGACCCGTGGCAAGCAGGGCTGACCAGTGCCCAGGCGGAGCTTGTGGTGCGGGCTCCCGATCTGCCCCGGGCGGGCTCGTCGTCGGCGCTCAGCCTGCTGTGCTGGGCCAGCAACTGGCTGCAGTTCAACGTGCGCTTCTGGGACACCGACCCCGCGCAGGGTTGGCCCTCCAAGATGCTGACGCTGGACTTCGACGCGGACACGCTCACGCCAGGCACAGCGGGTAGGATCAGGATGCAGAACGGAAAGGTGGGCATCGGCCAGGTGCCGGATATTGAGGGCGCGATCCTCGCAATCCAACGGAGGCTGGGACTCTAGTGCCGCTTGACGCAACACGCTTCCAACCGACGCTGCAGGCGCGCTCGGCGGACATCCGCCAGTTCGTGGACCTGTTCACCGGGGTGATGACCGATCAGGTCGTCACCTTCGCGGGCGGCTCGAACCTGACCCAACCGGTGATCCTGAGCCGCGACCCGCAGGCCACGATGGAAGCTGCCACGAAGCAGTACGTGGACGCGCACGTCTCGGCGCTGAGTTGGCCGCTGCTTGGCCCAGACGGCACGGCTGCCGCGCCCAGCTACAGCTTCACCAGCCAGCCCGGCATGGGCATGTTCCGGCAGGGCAACAACGTCATGGGCTTCTCGGCCAACGGCACCCAGGTGCTGCAGGTTGGCGCGGGGGGCGTCGCGACGATGGGCGTCGGCTTCTCCTCGGCAGCCAACGTCAACGTCGGCACGACGCTACTGGTCAGCGGGCTGGGCACCTTCAACAGCGGTGTGGGTGTGGGTGTCTCACCGGTGGCCAACCAGTTGACGGTGGGTCCGACCTTCACGCTAGCCGCGCAGGGCAACGCGACGGTAGCGGGCACGCTGGGGGTGACCGGCGCGACCACGCTGGGCGGCACGCTGGGCGTCACCGGCGCGGCGACGTTTGCCACCACGGTGGCCGCGACGGGCAACGTCTCGACCAGCGGCACGTTCCTGGGCAACGGCGCGGTCCCGGCTGGGGGTGCGGTGGGCGACGTGCTGACCAAGAACAGCGCGACCGACTTCGACCTGCACTGGGCCCCAGCGGCGGGCGGCGGCGGGCTGGGGCTGCCGCTCACCCAGGATTTGACGTTCTCCCCGAACGGCACGTACAACATCGGCCCCGCTGGTTTCGAGCCGGCCAACATCAGCGCCACGGGCACGGTCACAGCGGCGCAGTTCACCTCGCCCAGCGCCACCCAGATGTGCCTGGGCTCGGGCGGCTCGATCTTCTGGTGCATCAGCACGGCCGGTAACTTCATCGCCTCGACAACCGATACCTACAACATTGGCACGAGTTGGACGGTAGGACGACCCAACTTCGTCTATGCCGCGAACGTAGCGACCGGACATGCGATTCTGGCTAACGCGGGTGCGATTCAAGCGCTTGACTCAGGCGGCGCGGTGCATAACTACCTGACCTTTGGCGGCGAGCAGTTGCACTGGGACGCGATGGCCGGTGGCTTTCGCTGGGTCAACCAGGGCAACACGGTGCAACTCATGGCGCTCACCTCGGGCGGCACGCTGTCAGTCACCGGAGACGCCAACGTGAGCGGCAACGTTGTCTGCCTCACCAACATCTACGCCGGACCAACCAGCGCCCCGAACAACTCGGTATGGGCTTCAACGTTCCGCTTCGGCGCGAGCGGCGGGTCGTATTACCTGAACACCAACGGGGCCGTACTGCAAGTCGTCAACATGAACGTCCTGTCGTGGGGCTGGGTGGGGTTCAACGGCAACTCAGCGATCAACTTCTCCTGGGATGGAGTCTGGCAGGTTGCCTCCCAGTCGTTTCGTAGCGCCGGAAACATCCAGGCGGCCGGTTACGTCCTTGCCGTGGGCCGGTTGATCTCGAACAACTACGACAGCGGGTGGTCCAACTCGCTGGGCGGCAACCTGATTATCAGTGGCACCTCGCTGATGATGGCTGCCAACGGCGGCATCGGCTTCGTGTGGAACGGTTCGTACATCCAGTGTCAGAACAACTTCCAGACGCTGGGCATCCTGTACGCCAACGGATCGCTGGTCAGCATGAACTGGAACGTCAGCATGCCCAACAACTTCGGGGGCGGCGGCGGCTCCGGTGGCAACGTCTCGTGCTCGGCGCAGCGCGGCTACCACTCGATGCGCGACTGGGCCGACCAGCAGGGCAACTCCAACTGCTTCGTCGCGCCCAATATCGGTGACGCCCGGGGTCAGGCGCTGGCACAAAGCTGGGGCACGTGGAGTACCAGGCGGCACAAGCGCAACGTGCGCGCGATTCCGGGTGCACTCGATCTGCTGCGCGACGACTTGCTCCACGGCGTGCTGTACGACAACGTCAATGCCCGGCTGGCCCCCGACGATATCCTGTACACCGATGAGAAGGACGCCTCGATCCCGCTGACCACGCCCAGCATCGGCTTCGTGGCCGACGACTGGCTGGAGCGCGTACCGGAGCTTGTGGGCACGGACGTCGAAGGCAACGCTGAGTACATGGACTACAGCCGAGTCGGCGCGGTGTTGTGGGAGGCCATGAAGCAGTACGTACAGACAACCGACGCCCGCATCGCTGATCTGGAACGCCGGCTGGCGCTTGCTGGGGTCAACGGCGTGGTGCACACTGAGCACATCGAGGAGATCGTATGACCACTACCCCTCCATCTCTCGCCAGCCAGTTCTCTGAGTCGCAGAACCCGGCCACGCAGGCCCGGGTGTCGATGTCGATGTCCAAGACCGCCCAGGACGTCGCCTCGGAAAACGCCTCGACGCCCAACCACGCCATGCGCGTTTCCCTGGCCACGCGGGTTGCCAACTCGCCACAGATGCTGGTCGTGCCGTTCACGGGCATGATCTGCGCCCAGGGCATCACCTCGCTGTCGTCGGACACGGACATCTCGAACATGATCTCTGCCGTGTGGGACACCATGGCCGGGGTGCCTGCGGTATGAAGCGCATCCGATTGCTCAGCCTGGAGGACCCACGCTTCGCGTACGGCACGCCCGAATACGAGGCCAACCGGGTGGACTACCGCGTGGTCATCGAGCAGTGCATCCGGGTGCCGCTCGACCGCGAGAAGGGCGCGAGCATTGACGAGATGCGCAAGGGCATTCGCGTGCTGGACGCGCTCGACCGGGTGGGCACAACGGGGACTATCGAGCCAGGCCGCAACGGCAAGCCCGTGGCGCACCCAGACGATGTGCTCGAACTTGAGGACGCCGACTGGGAGTTCCTGAAACAGAAGGTCGAGAAAATGCCGTGGTCGATGACCGACCGCCGCTTCGTACAGTTCTATGACGACATCACCGGAGCCACCGACGCCGTCCCCGACCTCACCCGCGCCAACAGCCTCGCCTGACCAGCGCGAGCAGGTCGGGCGGGCGCTGATTACGCTGTCGCTGGCGTGGGGCACGTTCGGACTGGCCGTGCCCTTCGGCTCGGCAACCGGGCCATTCGTGGACACCATCGACCCGCTGGAGTGGGTCATCTCGGCGCTGGCGCTGATCGGGGTAGCGGGCCTGCTGCTGGACTTCTTTCATCCATGGCGTTCCCGGCTATGGCGTAGCGCCGTCGCGGAGATGATGGTCGGCTTCCTGTGGAGCGCGTCAGCGTTCTACGAGGTGATCGTCCCCAGCCCGGCGACGTGGGAGTGGCGGCTGGGCCACGGCTTTATCTATGGCGGCTTCGCGGTGCTGGCGCTATCCTCCTGGCGCTGGATCAACAAGGGGAACATCCGTGGACGCAGGGGTTGAGGCACAGCTTGGCGCGGCGCTGGTGGGCATTCTCGTCACCGTACTGTGGCGTCTCATTGACCGCTATCTCCCCGATCCCAGCGGGCAGCATCCCTCGCCGCCTGCTCCTCCGCGTCCAGGCGCTTCTGGTAGCGCTTCCAGCGACTGAAGCCCCAGGTGAGGAGGCCGCCGAGTATCAGCCAGATACCCAGCAGCCAGCCCCACTGCGGCACTAGGAGCGCCGGGTGCGGCGCTTGGGGGGCTCGGGAGCAGCCTCAGGCTCGGGCATCACGGGCACCTCGGGAAGCTCCTCGCCGTCCGAGATGAGGGCGATAAGCTGGCGGGTGGCGCGCTCCAGGGCCTGCACGATGTTGCGGGTGACGGTCAACTCGATGCGGAGGCTGTGAAGCTCCTCATAGACCATGGTGGTGCGGTCGCCGGCGGCGCGCACATCTTGGCTGATCTTGAACACCAGCGCCTTGAACGCCGCGACGTCGGTCATCGGGTCGGGCGCATCGGCGCCCAGCAAGCCCGCGTCGCGCGCGGCCTGAATGTCGTCCACCGTGGGCAGCTTACCGTCCAGCGCATCGCCGCGCGCGTCCAGATCGGCCAGCACCTCCTCGTGACTGGGCCCCTCAGGGGCAATCTCCTCGACGGCATCGAGCACGCCGGTCTCGGGTGTCGGGGGGGGCGGTAAGTCCCAGGTCATGTCGGGCTCATCGACCTGAGCCGGGGCAGTAGGCGTCGGGTTGTCGAGCGAGGCGAAGAAATCGTCAATGTCCAGAGGTTGGTCAGGCATGGGTGGGTGTGCTCCACATTCTATGTAGGCCATGGCGATCAGGGCCTGTTCAACGGTGCGTATGACCCAGGCGTATCCACCGGCTTTGCGGATACCGATGAGCGCCAGCTTCTGACGCTGGGTCAAACGCCCAGTGGCGGTTTTCAATTCGAGACCGAAGAACGAGCCCCGGTAGCACCCGAACAGGTCGGGGTGGCCGGAGCCCGTGAAGGCTGAGGCCGGCCAACCCCAGCACTGCGAGCCGTGCAGATGACGGATGGCGCGCAGCACTCGGGCGCGGAGGCCAGCCTCGGGGCCCACTAGCGGGAGTCCAACTCCGCGAAGATGTTGTCGTCGTCCGCAGGCGGACGGACGGCAGCACCCGTGCTGTTGGTGGGCAGCGGGCCGTTGCTGGCGACCACCATGGCCCCCGAAAGCTCGTCCCACTGGCTGACGGGGAACAGGCTCTCGATGCCCGAGAAGGGGCGACCGTTGTTACCGGGCTGGTCCGCGATGAGCGCCACGGCACGCTTGCCCTTCATGCGGCTCTCAAGCTGACCACACAGCGCCTGGAACGCCTGGTAGTTGGCGATGCTGCGACCCGCCAGCCCCTTGGCCAACTGCTCCATACCGATGGCTCCCAGCGTCATGCCCAGCCCGAACTGGGCGTCCTTCTTCATGGTGTTGTAGTCGCGCAGCTTGCCGCCCTTACCAACGCCGGGGTTGCTGCGCGGGCCCTCACAGATGCGCCAGGTCACGAACACACCCGTGGTGCGCTCGTAGTCGGCGGGGGTGGGGTCGACCTTCTCGGCCTCAACAAGGTAGTAGCCCTCGGGCACGCGAGCCCGGGCCTGCTCCGTACGACCTACGGAGTCGTCAAAGGAAAACGCCTCGAACGGCATTATCCGTCCCTCCTCAAGGTGTTTGTACCCGCGCTGGGGTCCACGAAAATCGGGGCCGCGTCCCCAACTGCCTGTCTGATCCGGAGGAGCGCGGTCTCCAGATCGGGAGCGTAGAAGTCCACCTCGACGTGCAGCGCCATGGTGCCGCTAGAGGTGTGCGCCTCAAGCTTGACCATTACGCTCTGCTCCGCTGAGGATGGGGGGGACGACCCGCTCCCACGTCGGGTCGGTGATGACCCTATCGAGGATGTGGGTGGGTCCCTTGGCGATGTACCGCTCATGCTGACCGATGAAGAGCCTCCTCGTCTCTTTCACGTTGGGGTCTATGCCGTCGCCGCGCTCCAGCGTCACCGCTGCCGGATCATCGCTTGAGAGGCTGACGTACAGCCGCCCAAGCACTTCCAGGCTATCGCGGATACCCTTGAGCGCTTCTGGGGTAAGCCGGGGTCCTGTCTTGGTCACGGCACCGAACTCCGTCTCGCTCTGTCTGTCTTGCTCCTGCATCAGGTACAGGATGTTGACGGGCAGGACGTTGAAGTTCCGCTGCCACTCGGAACACAGGGCCCCGACCTGGCCCCAACCCCTCCAATCATGCGGGTTTTTGGGAATATTGTCAACATATCGGGCCAAAAGGGCCGGATCGGCAGGGTGGTAGTTGCATACCTGCCCGACCGCCAGGTCCTGAACGCGGCTCCACGTGTCCCACACCACGGTGGTGACCTGCTTCTGGCTGCGCAGCCAGTCGTACACCGTCCAGATGTGCTTCCAGTCCCTGATGCGCACCACGCGGTAGTGCTTGAGCTTGGAGACCGGGCGAAGGTTCTCGTCGTCAATGCTGACGTATAGCACCCGCTCGCTCTCGGGGATGGTGCTGGCAAAGGTGGTCTTGCCCGCCCCGTTCGGGCCGTAGATGCCCATGCGGACGTGGGTCAGCGAGGGCATGTGCTCGGCAGGGACCCACAGGTCGGAGAAGCTCATTACCAGTCACTCCGGCCCATGGCGTAGTTGTCGTCGCTCTGCTGGATCATGTACTCCTCGCGCATGGCGGGCGAGTCATGGCCCAACTGGTACTCGTGCATGCACAGCTTGCCGTACGGGCAGAACAGCCGGCAGTCCAGCAGGTTCACGGAGCGCGGCCAGTAGCCTGCCTTCTTGGCCTCGATGATGTTGCGCAGCGTGGCTGCCACGTCCCGCAGCGTAAGCTGCGCGTTGGCATCCGGGCGCAGTGTCGGGTAGCGCTGGAACCACTCGCCGCCGTCCGAGACCAGCCGTGAGCGCCACTCGTTGATATAGCTCTCGGGCTGGCGGTTGCGGCGCATCTGCTGCTCGGCCTCCGCGAACTGCCTGGCCCGCGTGTGCATCTCCTCGTCGCTCTTGTGCAGCCGGCCCTGCTGGGTGACACGCGGCACCCTGGCGGGACGCGTGCAGATGTAATCGAAGATGATGCCGGAGACTTCCAGGCCCTGCTTGCGGGCCAGGGTGAACTGCAGCATGGTCTGCGGGTCGACCGTGCGCCAGTTGGAATCGGGGATGTCCTGGGTGCTCTTGCGCTCCCAAATCCACAGCCGGCCATTACCGTCACGCTTCAGGATGTCGATGGTGGCGGTCAGGTCGAGGTCCGGGCGAGGCGACCAGCACACCTGATACTCGCTTTCCACCGTCGTCCACGGACCCGGGACGCCCAGCAAGTCCTCGTGGCCAGCCCAGTACGCCAGGTAGTCCTCGACCAGCGTCTGCACCTCGACCATCGCGGGCTCGATCTTGTCGTGCTCGACGCCGTGGTCGACGGCCCACTGGCCCATGCTGCCTAGCTCGGTCTCCCACGGCTCGCCCTCGTCGGCAAGCTGCAGGCAGCGATGCAGCCACACACCCCGGCGCAGCGTCGGGCGAACGTCCCGTGGCGGGGGGACCAGACCAAGCTCCCAGCGGTACTCGTACCGCTTCAAGCACCGCGCGGCGTCATTGAAGCCGCTCGTACCCAGAGCAATGCGTTCCATATACCTCCTCGGTGTCACCCCTCAAACGGACTCGGTGACAACGTCGGGACAGACTTTACCACCCTAAATCGACTTTGTCAAGTCCCTTCCCAAACCCCATGGGCCGGCCGAAATCTCGACCTCGATGAGCCCCTCGGGCAAGAACAGGCCCATCTTCTGGAGCATGACTGGCGCGGCCAGCATGCCCTTCTTGATCCTGCGCGCCTGGGCCTTCGCGTCCTGCACGGGCACCTCGAACAGCAGCGCGTCGTGGACGTTGCCGACCACGCGCATGCCGGCCCCATCGAGCGCGATCATCGCCGCCTGGGTAATATCTGAGGCGAGCGACTGGGGCTCCGCGTTGATCCCCGCACGTATGGCGTCCTGCTGCCCGTACTGCGCGTCTGGTAGCCGGCGCACGCGGCCCAGCGGGGTGACCGTGTAGCCCCGTCGCTCAAGCCGCGAGGTGGTGAAGGCATGCCAGCGCGGGAACTCGGGGTAGCGCGTGCGGAACAGTCGCCACAGCGCCTGCGCCTGGGCGTCGGTCCACAGTAGTTCGAATACCTTCCAGGCGTATTCCTTGAGCCCCATCCAGCCCATGCCGTATAGCTGGGCCAGTACCGGCACCTTGCCCAGGTCCTGCCGCTCGGCCTTGGTGACCTGAGAAATGTGCTTGCGCAGGTACCTTCCGGCGAAGTCGCTGTACACGTCGAGACCCGTGTGGAACGCCCACAGCATGCTGGAGATGTCCACGCCGTCCCAGCTATCGGGCCTGCCGGCTGCCATCCAGGCGCACAGCCGGGCCTCGATCTGACGGTAGTCGGCCTGCATCAGCACGTAGCCTTCCGGGGCAGAAAAGATGGGCCGTACGCTAAGATCACGCGGGATCGTATGGAAGAAGCTAGAGAGCCGCCCCGTCTCGACCGACGTTGTGCGCATCTCGGGATGGAAGCGCCCGTCGAAGCTCAGCTTCGTTGCGTGGTTGATGGGCCGGAAGTACGTGCTGATCTTCTTACGTGGAGCCCGGCAGGCGAGTATCAGGCGCGCGTCCGGATAACGCAGGCCGAGGGCCTTTACAGTTGCCTCATCTGTCGAGGGGTGCTTCTTCCCAGGTTTTATTACGGGCAGCTTGAGCGTGTCGTACAGCCACCGCGCGACCTCGCGGGCTGAGGCCGGGTTGTCTACCGGGACCTTCTCGTCGGCAGCCCGCCATTCGTCTCGGGCGGATCGAAAGAGAGTAGCCGCTCTCTGACGGTTGACCCAAATGCCGCGCGCGACCAGACGTTCCAGTGCTCGCAGCTTGGGCATCTCCAGGCCTTGAAAGTACCGCCGGAGCAGAGGCTCCTCGTTGAGGCGGTCCGCGAGGATGCCCTGCAGCAGGACGGTAGCGGCAGCGTCATATCCGTTGTAAGGAGCGAGCGCATCCAGCGCATGATACTTGCGAGCATCAATGTCCCAGTCCGGCCAGCCCAGGTGCGCCCGGCCGGCCCACTTCAAGCTCTTGGGCGCGTTCTCGTCAAGAAGCTGTAGAGCCAGCATCGTGTCGAAGCTGGAACGGGAAAGCTGGCCAAGCACCCTGAACCAGACGAGATCGTCGAACATCCCGTTGTGGACTATCCGCTTCGTGCCGGGCTCGCGCAGGAGGGGCACAGCCCGCGTTCGCGCCCATGCCAGCACACCCCGAGTCCAACGCTCGTCGCAGTCCGGGTGTGCAATCGGGAGTACGACTGCTTCCTGGCCGGTGAAGCTGAAGGCGACCGAGTAGACTCGGAAGCCCCGGTGCCACCACGGGAGGGTGTTGGTCTCGAAGTCGTAGCTCCACGACGGCTCAGTCGCCAGCGTTTGCTCCAGTGACCGTAGCGCTCGCCCAGACTCCACGAGGTCCACACGGACAGGCGGCGTACTGGGGGGTGGGACCAAGTCTCCCCGGACGAGACGGCCAAATCGAATGATATCGGCCCGCCAGGCGTTCTCTCGACCTCGATTGCGAAGGATAGCAGCCGGGTGGAAGGCGGGTAGAACCCAAGCCTGGTAACGAGCCGACCATATCTCTTTTCCAGAGACCTGGCCGACTGTTCCCTTGCCCAGTAGCCGCTGGACAGCGACATTTCCCAGCGCCAGAATATAAGCCGGAGCCACATGCTCGATCTCCTCCTCAAGGTAATCCTTGCAAGCCCGGGCGTGATCCATGTCGACCTCGCCCACGCACTTCGCCGCGTTGGTCAGGTACGCGCGCCTGACACCGGCTGCCTCAAGCCCTGACTTCAGCAGCGCGCCGCTGGGGCCGATGAAGGGTCGGCCAGCCTGATCCTCCTGAGCCCCGGGGTTCATGCCGACGACCATGACAACCGGCCCACGGTACTCGGGATCGCCCCACCACTCGCCCCACACGCACACGTTGAGAGCGTGTGCGCCCAGCGGGCAGAGGTCGCAACTGGGGTTACGCATCCCGCAGGACCTCGTTGTAGGGATTCTCCCTGATGCGCCGGTACTGCATCAGCCTGGCCACGGCCGCCCTGGCGGCGCGGCCAGGGTTGGCCATGCGATGCCTGCCGTGCTTCGCGGCCTGGTGGCCCGAGGCGAACAGCGCCACGACGGGCTCGGGGATATCGAACGGGAACATGCGCCGCGCCAGCAGCGCGTACGGGCCCTGCTGCTTGCCGTGCACCACGGCCCAGCCGTGGCAGGCGAAGCTGGGCTGCGCGTGGCAGCCGAACCACGAAAACGGCTGCTCAGGTGTGGGCCGGTCGTACTGCTCCAGCTTGTCGTACTCTTCCTTGCTCCACACGCCACTGGGCACATCCCTGCGGTAGGGGCAGAACTCGCAGGGGTCGGGGCGAGCGTACATTAGCCCGCCCTCTCCGCGACCACGCCGTCCCTGCGCTTCAGGTAGCGCAGCAGCAGGCGGGCCATGTCGACCATGCTAGCCCCGCCCTTCAAGCCTGCCAACTGCTGGTCGTCCAGCGTGTCGACGGCCAGCAGGTACAGGACGTTCACGTTGGTCGTGGTGCCGATCCGATGCACCCGGGCTCCCGTCTGTTCCCACTGGATCACGCTCTGGGTCAGCGTGTAGTAGATCAGCGTCGAGGCTGCGGTCAGCGTGATGGCCACCCCACCCGCCTGGTAGTTCAGCAGCATCACCCCGTTGTGCTCCTCGTGCTGGAACCAGTTCTCGGCTTCGGTCCTGGCGTGCTGAGAGACCGACCCGTCGATGATCCGGAACGGGCGCTCGCGCTTCTCCAGTTCCGCCCGGAGCCGGGCGATGTCGGGTTTGAAGCGGCAGGCGATGACGACCTTCTCCTCGTCGCGCTGGTCGACCAGTTCCATGCACGCGTCGAGCTTCGATGTGCCGGTGTACTGGACCATGCCCTCGGTGTCGGTCACGAACCCGGCTGCAAGCTGTGTCAGCCGCAGCATCTGGGTCAGCACGATGCTGGCGTTGGCCTCGGTGTCATCCGGCAACTCGGAGCGCAGGAAGTCGTGCATCTCGTCGTACGCCTTCTTCTCTTTGGGGCTGAGCGTCACGGGCACCTCGGTGACCAGCGGCTCGGGAAGCTGCAGCACGTCCTTGGCCACCGCGTGGGTGTACGGGGCCATGGCCATGACCAGCTTCTTCCAGCCGTCCTCACGCGTGGCGTAGCCGCCGCTGCGGGTGCGCATCGCCCAGTTGCCGTTGGGCCCCGCGAGCACCATCACCTGGGCCCGGAACTCTTTGAAGGTCTGGCGGAAGATCGGCTCGGTCGGGCAGATAACCCGGAACTGCGCCCACCAGTCCATCGGTGAGTGAGCCGGTGTGCCCGACAGCAGCAGCTTGTACTCCGCACCGGCTGCGAGCTTCCAGATGCTCTTGGTCCGCAGCGCGGTGGGGCTCTTGAAGTATTGCGCCTCATCGAGGATCAGCAGCGTGGGCTGCCAACCCAGCAACCGGTTGAGGCGGTCGTGCCCCGTCCAGCGCTGGGCGTTGCCAGACGCTGCCTTGGGGTCCTTGATCTTGTCGTAGGTGGTGATGACCACGTCGCAGTCCTCGGTCGGCGTGTCCAGCACCACCGCTGTGCCAGGCAGCCACTTGGAGAACTCGCGCAGCCAGACGCCCTGCGCCACCACGGGTGCGACCACCACGGTGCGCGGGCTCTTGAGCATGTGATGCAGGGCAATCGCTGACAGGCTCTTGCCCATGCCAGGCTTGTGCTGCACGTAGAAGCCGCGTGCTTGCTGCAGCATGCTGTACGCGGCCTTGATGCCGTCGATCTGAAACGGGAACAGGGGCATGGTGGGTGTTGCCCTCCTCAAGGTGCAGTGATAGTCTGGTCAGATCGAACCGCCTCAAACTTGTCGACTGACCGACACAAAGAGTACACTATCCCGAGTCGGTTGTCAAGTTGATCGGCCGGCTCAGAAAGGATTGACACATGGTTGTGGAGATGACTCCGAACGAGAACAAAATCCGCGTCAAAGGCTGGCTGACTGCTGAGGAGGCAGCCGACTACCTGGGCGTGGGTAGAGACTACATCTACCGCCTGAAGAGCGTGTACGACGCTGGCGGGGCTGGAGTGCCCGGCTTCAGGCTTGGAGAGAGCAGGAGGATACTGATGTTCCGCATTGACGATCTCGACGCGTACCGCGACAGCCACCCGAACCTTGGTAAGATGCGCAGTCCCACCGACGCGGGTGAGCAGGACCCCACCGAAGAGGAGAGCTAGTATGCAGCCAGCGCTGGACGCCTCTGCCGGAGGCACACACCCACTCCTGCGCTACCTGCGCCTGGGGATCAATCCCCTCCCGCTGGGCGTCGGCCAGAAGGAGCCCTACCGGGCGCTGGTCGACCACTGGAAGCCGCTGCAACGCGAGCGCGTCACGGAGGCGCAAGCGGTTGCCTGGATACGGGCGGGTGACCCGAGGATGGGGGTCGGCCTGATCTGCGGCAAGATCAGCGACCTGTGCTGCCTGGACGCGGACATGGATGACTTCGCGGCCTGGATACTCGAACACCTCGATCACCCCATGTTCACCGGTTGCTGGATCGTGGAGACTGGCTCCGGCAAGGCGCACATCTGGGTGCGCTCCATGGACGTGCCCCAGGTGCATGCCTGGAAGCTGCGGCCAGACGGAGCGCGCTGTGGAGAGGTGCGCGGCGAGGGGAGCTACGCTGCGGCTCCCCCGTCGCTGCACCCGTCCGGGGGCACGTACCGCACGCGGGCGGGCTCCCCCGAGGAACTCAAGTACCAGTTCAACGTCGAAGCGCTCGCCGCCGAGATCGCCGCCGCGTACCTGCACGACAACCCAGGTGCCGCGCCGAGGGCGCCCGGTGATCGCAGCTATCGGGTGCTCTCCCTGGATGCCGAGCAAAAGGCGGAGGCCGCTTCCCGGGTGAGAGCCGCGCACTTCCCGCGCAAGATCGCGGACGCGCTCCTCAAGCCGGGAGAGCAGGTGCCTGGCGCGGGCAACTGGGTGGGTGCCAGCAGCTACTCCGAAGTCGACTACGCCATCTGCATCGCCATGGTGCGCAAGGGCTGGGACCGCGACGAGGCCGAGTGGGTCTTTGCCGGGTCGCTGGCATCTGACGGCTGCTACGCGCGGGGCGACCGCAAAGGCAGCCGAGGGCGCGCGTACTGGGTCACCACCTGGGGCAACGCCGAGGCCGAGGAGAAGCGCTCCAAAGCCGCCAGCCTGGTGGCCACCGGCGGCAACTTCAAAGTCACCAGGGTGGTGCGCGTCGGACGCAGGCAGAGTAGCTACCGCATCTCGCTTGAGTTCACGCGGCCTGATGGCTCCATCAGTCCCGGCGAAGTGGTGATGACGGGCCCCGAGATGACGCGCGAGACGGCGTGGGTCGAGCGCTGCGTCGAGGCGTGCGAGGACATCCCGACGTTCCTGCCCGCCCAGGTGGGCCGCGACTTCCGGCGCTTCACAACGGCTGTGCTGCGCATGATCTCGGACACCGAGGAGTCCTCCAGCTACGCCAACGAGCGCGGCTGGCGCGAGAACACGGTGCTGGGCATGCTGCGCTCGCTGCCCGACCGCGCGCCGCAGAGCCGCAGCGAACTGGCGGTCGGCTGGATCGAGAACGGGGTGTACTACCTGAACGCGCCCGCCATCATCAACATGCTGCGCTCGCAGGATCACAGCTTCAAGCCGCAGGAGTTGACGGGGACCCTGAGCGGGATCGGCAAGTGCCGGGTTATCTACCACTCGTTCGGGGACGGCGAGACCGCCGAGGTGCTCGCCCTGCAGCCTATCTCGCGGCCTGGCGTTCACGAGCACGAGCCTTCGCCTCACGATGCCGACGACGACGACAGTTGAGGCACACGCGCCAACCCTGCTTGTTGATATGCAGGTTGTCGCCGTCCAGTGCGAGGCCGCACACCTCGCAGTGCGTCTTGCGTGAGTTGATCCCAGCGGGGCTGTTGCCCCGCCGGGTGTTCTCCTCGTGGGTGATGGCTTCGAGATGATCGGGCCGCACGCAGCGGCGCTGCGGAAAGGTGTGCCCCAGGTGGTCGATCACGCACCCGTCAGGCACCGGCCCCACCCAGCGCTCGTAGGCCAGCACGTGGGCTAGCTCAGGCGACTCGGCGTGCCTGGGCTTGAAGCGACCGTAGCCGTCGTGCTTGTTGACGTGGCCCGTCCACATCCAGTGGTCCTCGGTGCGGCGGACACGGTCGTCAAACTTGTCCTCGTCGCCGGGACGCCAGTGGAACCCGGTCACCGCTTACCGGAATTGGAACTCATACGGGGTGCCCTCCGACACGTATTCCAGCGCGAGGCTGGCACGGTGCCGAGTGACGCCCACGTAGGCCACGCATCCTTCGGCAGCCCGCCCCGCTGCTTCGAGCGTTGCCTGATACGGCAGCGTACCCCAGCTAGTGATGAGGTGCACGGTATCTGCCTCGCGGCCCTTGGCCGAGTGGATGGTGCCCACCCTGCGGGGTGCGCCGAAGATGAACGCGCCGATGCCTTCCCGACCGAACACCCGGGCCAGGTACTCGCCCTTCTTGATGGCGTGCGGCACCTTGCGGAGGTCCATCTGCCACATCTGGGCAACCTGCTCCTCGTCCCAGAGCGCTTCCGGCGGCATGCTGTTCATGCGCTTCGGGGTGCCCGGAGCCAGATAGGCACGGTCGATCTGCTGGGCCAGATGTGCCAGCGCGCTGGAGGTCTGCGGCGTGCCTGAGCGCAGCTTGACCCAGGTGCGGAACGCGTCGGCTGCCTTGGTCTCCAGCGGCCCGCCGCCCCGGATGTAGCCGTAAGAGATGCCCTGTTCCTCGAAGCGTGCGGTGACGTCCTGCAACAGCCGCCCCGTGCGCGCCAGCCAGAACTCGTCACCGGACCCGTAGCCGTCACCGGAGCCCACGCCAGACCACGTGCCCAGCCACTCGCCCTCCTCGTAGCCGGCGGCTTTGAGCACGGACTGAGCCTGCTGGGCGGAGGCCTGGGTGAGTCGGTGCGAATCGCCCAGCCGCTTGAGTTCACCGGGGTGCCCTATGAACAATTCGGGCTGCGCACCCGAGAACAGGTAGATGGCCTGGTACGGGTCACCGGCCATCACGAAGTCGCGCTCGCCGCCCGCCCACTGGTCGACGGTCATCCACAGCAGCGGCGAGTTGTCCTGCACCTCGTCGGCCAGCACCACGCGCACCTCCGGGGCGTACTCGTGGCTGCCCAGCATGAGCATGTCCTCGAAGTCGATCTTGCCGATCTGGTGCTTGTAGTCCTCGTACGCGGTGGTGATGCGCTCGATGCGCGCGATATCGAGCGTCGGCATCACCCGCAGGTAGGCGGCGCTGAGCGGCTCCAGCCGGTGGCGGGCCGAGGCGTGCAGCCCGAGCGCGATCTGGATGTCGTCTCTGAGGCTGGCGTCCGACCAGGCGTAGCCCTCCAGATCGTCGGTGTCCGGCAGATCGAGCGCCTTGCCGCCGAGGGACTTGGAGAACTCGGTCAGGTCCTTGCCGGAGACCACCGGGGTGCGCCCGATCAGCTTGAGCGCGAGCGAGTGCGTGGTCCCGATCCACGGGAACGTCTGCTCCAGCATACGCCGGCGCGCCCAGTTGTCAGCGGGCAAGCTGAGCTGGCACCCCTGCGCGATGCGCTCCTTCAACTCGTTGGCCGCAGCCCGGGTGAAAGTCGTGGCCATCACCCGGTCCGCGCCGAAGTGCTGCACCGCCTTGAGCGCCAGGCTCGAAAGCTCGCGCGTCTTACCGGTGCCTGGCGGGCCGAACAGCTTGATCTGCCTAGACATTGCGCACGCCCTGGTTGCGCAGCGCGCGCACGATGGTGCGCACCGTTTCCTTGATCGAGTCGATCTCGGCATCCAGGCGGTCGCGCTCCTCTTCCCAGCCTTCCCGGCTGGTGGTGATGAGCACCTCAAGCTGCTCGCAGCGCTCCTCAAGCCGGTCCACGTCGTGCCGGAGGTCGTCCTCCGCCGTCTCAAAGCAATCACAATCGCATGACTCGTGGCGGTCCTCGTCGTCAAGGATGTCCACCCGGTCCCGGAGCGCCTCCTCGGCGCGCTCTAGCTGCAGCAGCAGCACATGGTCATTCAAGGGCATTGCGTTCCTCCTCAAGGATTGCTCGCTCGGCTAGCAGCGCCGCGAGCTTATCGGCCAGCGTCCCCAGCCTAAGTGCCCGGTACCCCAGGCCAGTGCGTCGATAGATGCGTAGGGGTCGGTACGGCTCAGGCCAGATTGGCCCTGCGGGGTCTCCAGCCACGTGGCGTAGTCGAACTGCGCCAGACCAACGTACCTGCCGCCAGCCCCACGAGCGTAGGGATTCCATGTGCTCTCCAGGCGGATCATGCAGTCGAGCACCGGGGCGAGTGCGGGATATGCGGCGTACAGGTACTCGTGCGGCGTGGGCAGCGGAGCGTCGGGGACCGCCTCATCCCCGGCGCTCTGGGAAACCACCATGGCGAGTGCGAGTAACGTTGCCATCGGTCGAGCTTAGTCGACCGAGGACCCCGTAGCGATGTGCAGCGCCTGGGTGATGGCCCGCGCCTTGGTCTCGGCGCGCTCCCCGAACAGGATGCTGTGCGCCAGCCCCGCACCACCGGAGCCGCCCTTCCAGTCCTCAAGCTCGTTGACCGCCTGCACCAGACCCCACATGGTGCCCCAGGTGGCGTCGTTGCGCATACCGCGTCCCTCGCCCTTGAACAGGTCGAGCACCTGCACCCGGCGCTTGTCGACAATCTTGACCTGCGCCGCCTGCTTCTTGGCACGCGCCTCGTTCATGTCGTCGGTCAGCAGCGGGTCGGCCTCGAACGGCGGCACCGGCGGGTACGCGGCGTGGATCACCGACCGAATCTCTTTGGCCGCATTGGCGTTGCTGCGGCCCAGGCGGTGCTCGCTGAGCACCTCGAACGCCTGCTGAAGCTCGGGCAGATGCGCCTCGGCGCGCTGGATGACGTCCTCCAGCCAGCGGCTCATGCGGTCGAGGATGAAGGCGTCGTGCACGAAGCGCTGGTGGTCGTGCGAGGCACTGATCGCCATGGCCACGGTGTTGGCGCACACCATCCGGACGTTGGAAGTCAGCGTGCCGGCGGCACTCGAACCGTCCATGTACATGTAGGCTTGCAGGTAGTTCTCGATCACGTCGTCCTTGACCGCGAACTCCCCGAGGCGCGAGGTGATGACGAACTGCCGCCCGCCCTTGAGCGCGATCATGGTCTCGACCGCTTTGCGGGTCCGCTCGTCCCACATGCGGCAGAACTCCTCCGGCGTCACCAGGCGGTACTGGTCGCTGACCGTGCCAAAGTACGCCTCGTGCGGGTCGCCCGCCATCGGGCGGCGGATCAAACCGTACGCCGGTACCTCGATGTGCGAGCCGTCCTGCTTGGTGATGATGGTCTGAAGCTGCAGCTTGTCGACGTCGTAGCGCCCGATCAGATCGAACGCGTCCAGCGCGGTGTGCTGCAGGTTGTCAACGATGCCTTTGCGATGCCAGGCGGGCAAATCACGCGCTCCGTAGAACGCCGCAACCATATCGGCCACTTCAGTGGACCTCCTCAAGGGATTCGTCGGCCATCCCGACCGACTGGGGGAATAATACACCACGATCCTCTGGGCTGTCAACCCCACGTTTGTCGACCAGTTTCCCTCTCGACCGGCCTATCTGAGCCGCCACAGAACCAGGCAGCAGAGCAGCAGCAACGCCGCTGCCTGCCACCACTCAAGCCACAGCACTGCGCTAGCCCGAGACAGCTTGGCTAGCACTCTCTGCGGCGCACGCCTGATCGAAGCGCCACTCCTCGAACGCCGGGTTGTCAGCCCGGAGCACACGACCGATGGCGTTGCGGCACAGCACCCAGCGCGTGTACTGCGCGTGCTGGTTGGGCGTGGGCCGGACTGCGGCGAGCGCCGCAGCCAGAGCCCGGTAGTCCTTACGCTCCACGCGCGCGCTCGCTGACCTGATGCCGGTACGCCTGCAGCGTCTGCAGCAGCACGCCGTCATCGAAGTGCCCGAGCAACCGGCCCACTTCCTGAAGCTCAGCGAACTTGCGGCTGCTGTACGCGTCGCGGGCGAAGTGCGTGACGGCCAGCCACTCGTCGTAGCTGAGCATGTTGGCCGCGTCCTGCAGGAACCGGACGGCGTGAATGTCCGGTCCGAAGAACTGGTAGATCGCGCCGCGCATCTGACGCACCTCGGTGTGCGTCAGGAACTGCTCCTCTTCCGAGTCAAGCTCGGGGTCGGCGGGGTCGTGATCGATGAACCCCAGCCGGTAGACAACGTTGTCGCCCGGCACCTTCTCGATGGTGAACTCGACGCTCATGCGTACCTCCTGGCTAGATGAACGGCAGGTAGCCGACGCGCCGGCCCTTGCTCTGCGCATCCTCAAGCGCACCCAGCAGGAAGCGGCACAGCGCTCTCGAATCCTCGTTGCGGGCGTCCGTGTACTCAAGGGCAGCCACGGCCTTGATGAACTCCATGACCAGCCGCATCTTCTGCTGCTGCAGCGTGGGGTGGTCGCGGACCATAAGCTCGGCCAACTGCTTGTAGTTCGAGTACGAGTTGACGTAGTCACTGATGGCCCGGTCGAGCGTCTCGGCCCTGGCCTCGGGGCTCGGCCAGCGCGTGGCGCGGCACTGCTCGCACGTCGCGTCACCCACGTAGCTGGCGACCTGAACGTTGCCGCGATCATCGAGCATCGAGCCGCACGCGGTGTGTGCCGGCGCGGCCGGCACGAGAAGGTGAACGAGCTTAGTTATGGCTGGCATGCTGGGTCTCCTCAAGGTTTCCGAACGTACCCTGCAGCAGGTGCTTGACGATGACCGGCCTGGCGTGCGGCTCGCTCTCGCGCAAGTCTGCAACCTTGCGAGCGGCCAGGTACATGTGGGCGTAGCAGCCGGCGGTCTCGGTGATGACGCTGTGCTCGCTGAGCCTTGTGACCAGCACCACGAACACGAATGGCGAGGTGAGCATTAGCGCTGGACTCGCAGCGGGCAGTCCTCTGCCGCGTGCCACTGGTCGGCGTCCGACTCGCGGATGCTGAACTGACCGCGAGCGCTGATGCCGTACTTGACTGGCAGCCGCCACTCGTTGGGCCGGGTGACCCACGTCTGGGTCATGCCGTTGCGGCGCACCCGCTCCTGCACGATCTGCACGCCACCACGCGGCCCAACCGTGCGTGCACACTTGTTGGTGTGGAACTCCTGGCTCATCAGAGCCTGTTGCCTGGTTATCATCCTGCCCTCCTCAAGGTGGGATGTGGGCCGTCGAGACGAACTCCCGACGACCCCAAAAGAATACCACACGGTGTCGACGTTGTCAACACCTACTGCCGGACTTGAGCGACCGCCACGATCATCAAGCCTGGGTGCAGCCTGCGTACCTCAGCTATGACCTGCTCCAGCGTGCCGTCGAGAGACAGGTTGCCCTCGACCGCCACGCGCCACTTCGTCGGCGTGGCCTCCACGATAGCCGCGCCCAGCATGGCATCCAGCGGCGTGTAACTAGCGGCAGGCACAGCCCCGGCGGCTTGCATCTCGGCCTGCCGTCGCTCGGCCTGTTCCTTGCGCTCCTGCGCTGAGCGTGCTGCCAAGGTAGCTGCAGTGTAGCCCCGCCTGAACTCGGGGCGCTGCGAGCGCAGCGTGATGCCAAGCTCGCGCACAATGACCATCAGCACCCCCGCGTTGATGCCGAAGCGTGCGCACACCTGGGTGGTGGTCAGCGTCATGTCCTCGTACGCCGCGCCGATCTCCAGCTTGCGGTCGTCGGGGATGTCCGCCGCAAGCCGGACGTTGGAGTCGTACACCATCTGTGTTGATGCACGCGTCTGCTGCTCGCTGTTGGGTGTTGCTCGGTCAGCCGGTTGATTGGGATGTCGGCTGCGACCGTTGGTGCGCTCGGCCACGGTGGCTTCCAGCGCCTCCTTTACCACGCTGCCGTCCACAGCTTCCATAGCGGCCCTGTCAATGACCCGGTCGATTGCCTGTTCCCTGATCGCCTGCTCGACCGTGAGCGGCGGGCTCTCCCTGGGTGGTTCCACGGCCTGGACCTCCTGAGTCCTCTGCTGCTCTGCACGATGCTCTTTTACCCTGCGCCGCTCGTCCCGCAGCCGTTGCTTGTAGCGACCCTCACAGGGCCGGCACATGCGGTAGCGCGAGGTGGCGTGAATCCTGCGTGCATGGCAGGACTCACAGGTGATGTGCGACGAACTACCCCTGGTGACCATCAGTAGGGCAGCCGCGTCATGGCTGGCGGAGTGGGCGGCCCATCGGGGCCATGCTCCTCGGATTTGAGACGCGCGGCGTCTCGCCGGTAGAACACGAGCCGCGAGCGCTCTGGTTCGTGCAGGTGGCTCATGTAGGCACACAGCGGACACGTGGGAATGTGCTCGCCTGCGAACGCAGCAAGCTGCGTCCTGTCCATGTACGCCTGGCGATACGCCCAGTCGACGTCGCACGGCTCGAAGTTGGCGCGCAGCGATTGCTCCAGCGCGCGCGCCTCGCTCAGGGTCATCGGACCCTCATCCATCCCTGCTACCTCCTCAAGGTTCGGGATTGTCGGTCCGCTCTGGGATCGACGTGGACAGTGTATCCGATCAGGTGTCGACTGTCAAGTCACTCGTCCGGCTGGTTGTCCTGCCTCTCCTCGATCTCTCGAAGCTGAGCCAGCGTCTGCGCCGCGAACTCCTCGTCGCTTAGCTCCTCATCGCCCCAGGGATCGTCCTTGTTTGCGTGCGGCAGGCCGTCCATCATCTGCTGCGTCTGCGCCGCCAGGCTCAGCCTCGCGCCGGTCATAGGCCGGAAGCTGGGACGCGGCTGCCAGCCTCGCACGCTCTTGATGAAGCGCATGATCCGGGAGCACATCTGGCATCGGAAGCGCTCCCCGATGTGCTGCGCCCAGTCGTCCATCCACCGGTAGATGGGGTGCCCGTTGGGGCACGTGGGCACCACGATCTGGTGCCCGCCATCCTTGCAGGCAAGCTTGAGAAGCTCGTTGTTGAGCGTGTTCGCTCGGAAGATGTAGACCTCCTGAAAGTTGGGCGCACCCACCAGCGCGCCGGCCTGCACCTTGTAGTCCTTGATCGGCTCGCCGTCGAGGTCGATGCGCTGCCCGCGCGTCATGCTCTCGGGCAGGTTGGCGGGCTCCAGCGGCGTGGCCACGGTGAAGCACCGGGGGCTCACGCACATCTCGTAGGCGCACTCGTCTAGCCGGCGTGGGTAGCCATGCGGCTCCTCGCCGTAGCAAGCTTCCCAGAGAGCGCGATGCGCGGAGACGTTCTTGTGCCCGAGCCAGCGGTGAATCATCGGCTGAGCCGTCCTGGGACGGACCGGCCCGGTCCACAGCAGGTGGACTCGACCGTGGTTGTCGTCAAGCGGCTGGATGTACTGGGCTATGCGGAGCGTAGCGATGGCCAGGGTGCGGTTCTCGCTAGCAAGCTGGCGAGCGCGGGAATCTCCAACCATCGTAGCTAAGGGCGCTACCGGTCCAGTCGGGACCGGCGGAGGCAGGGGGATCGAGTTCATAGACAGGGAGTGTAAGGGCACAGTGCCCTTACTGTCAAGCCCTCAAATCTGGTGTTATCACGCACGACACGCAGTGCTATGCAAGGGCACCCGTAAGGGCGTTCGCCCTCGGATAGGGCCCTTGCTTAGCACAAGGTTGAGTGGGTGATAACACCATCTTAGAGGGCATCCTGATCGGCCCGGTAGTTCAAAAGCGGGCCCAGGTGCCCTGTACTACAAGCTCGCGACCACAGCGCGGCGTATCGGCCGGCCCGGCCCGGTCGCGCGCGCACGGCGTGCCGGCTATCGCCGGCAGCCAGCGTAGCTCTGCGCAGCGAAGCGCTGCAGCCCGGCAAAAGCCGGGCAGCAACGCTGCGCCACAGCGCAGCGCGGATAAGCTTGGCGCGCACCCCCGGGGCCGTGCCCCGGGGAACGAGGAGCCTAGCGGCTCCTGCTCCACGTCACCAACCGGCGCGCGCGCTCGCGGTACTCGCGCTGGTCCTTACTGCGCTGTGCGGAGCGCCTGGCCAGCAGCCGCTCGCGTTCGCGCGAGCGCTGCAGGCGTCCCTCGCGGGCCACTAACGTGGCCCGCTCGGATTGAATCCCGCCGCGTCGAGCATGCTGTGCACGCGTCGGGTGAGCGGTGCGCCCCAGCGGTTCGCGCCTGGGCGCGCCTCCGCCGCGTAGCGCGCGAACGTGTAGCTGGTGGTCGGGCTCTCCTCGGGGCCCAGCACGCCAATCGAGACGGCGTAGGCGCGCCCCGCCTCAGTGTGTACCGCGAGCTTGAGCGCCTCGCGAATCGAGCGCTCCGCTGGGCTGCCGCCCATTTCGACGGAGAGCGCGACGAGAATCGGGCCCGCCTTGCGCTCGGGATTATCGAGCGCTTGCTCGACCGACCCGCGCGCGCTCGCCGGAGCTAAACCGTTGTGCTGCAGCGCGTCGATGCGCTCGATGAGTTTGTACTCGCGCGACTCCAGTTCGCGCACGCGCGACTCTAGCTCCGCGAGCTTCTCGCATAGCTCCGACCCGATGTCGACGCCGCCTGAACGATGTTTGATTAGCTGCACGCGCATCCTCCTCAAGGTGTGCGTTGAGTGGCGCGGGCCCTTGCGGGCCCGCTCGACTAGGCCCAGTCGGGCAACGTGGCCAGCGCATCCTCAGCGCTGGCGCTCGGCGCGGTCGCCGTGGGTTTGGCGGTCGCTTTGGGTTTCTGCGCGGACGGCGCAGGCGTGGCTGGCGCGATGCCCAGCGCGGCGCGTTGCTCGGGCGTCATGCCCGCGATGAAGGCCATGAGCGCTTCGGGCGTCACGGCGCTGGCGGTCGGCTGCGCGAGCCGTGCGCGCAGTTCTTTGAGCGTTGCCAGCATGCCCGCCATGCTGCTGCCCAGCATGTCGACGGCGTCCAGCCGCAACGGGCAGAGATACTTCCGCTCGGCGCGGACGTCGCCCTCGAAGATGTCGAGGTACACATGCTCCTTGCCAGTCGACGCCGCTGCGTCGACGGTGAGCGCGATTCGCGTGACTTTTGCCCAGTCCGCGCGGGGCGTGTTGAACGTTGCCATTGCGGCTTCGTCCTCCTCAAAGTGTCCGTTCCGAGTGGCGGTTCCCGCGTCTCCTGGGGGCGGTCCCCGTCGCTCTCGACAACTACATAATGCCACGGTGCACGCCTGGTCACACCGTACGCAGGTACCGTATGAAGCCGATACCTTTGGCCGGGTGGAGTGTAGGGATATTCCCCACAGACCAAACGCGACTCGCGTTCGCATTTTCACAAAGGTGAATCACGTTCGCATTTCCGCGCCACGGCGCTTGTACGGCTGGCGCGGCCCCCGGGGGCGGGCCTGCGGCCGGCCCCCGGGTGGGGGGGCTCTCCCCCCGCGTGGGCCGGGCAGTGCGCTGGGGCGCGATTCGGGCACTTCTCCATGAGGGGGTCCCGGTTGTGATTAGTGCTCTTGGAAAAGCGAGCCTAACACCCCCAAATCGCCATCCCAACCTAGCCGATACCAGTCGGCCCACTTCCAGCCGATCCACAGGAACTGCTCGACCATGCAGATCACCCAGAACCACAGCCACCACACGAGGCACCGGAACACGATCCAGTCCCACGCCCAGCTACCATTGCCCCAGGCTGTGCCGACCCACCAGGCCACGGCGAGCCCGACGCCGTACCTGATGAGCCGCCTGGACAGCCACAGGGCGAAGTACCTATACCCCACCCTTGACTCGCAGTATGCCCGGGTCCTCGCGGGCCTTGTCGAACATCACCAGCCAGCCGATGGCGTAGTCCGCCCGACTGAGCTTCATCCGGTTCTTACCGCTCGTTCCCGAGGGCAGGTGCCTGAGCCTGTACGCAAGCTCGCTCCTGAAGTGGGCCTCGAACAGGTCCTTCACCCACTGGGGCCGGTCCTCCAGCAGCGACGGCGCTTCCTTGATCGGCACAGAACGCCGCCCAGGTCCGACCCTGGACAACCTACTGCCCTGTGCATCCGGGCCTTCGACCTGCACATCTTTCTCGGGCACCACCACGAGCCTGGGCCGCGCCACCCTGCCAGTGACCCGCGAGCCCGTACGCTTGCCCTTCACCCGATCCCTGAGCACCTGTAGCCTGCCCTTACCCGATGTGCTCTTCGGACCCTCGTCGGAGAGCAGCCCTGGAACCTCACCGATGTCAAGCTCGGCTACATCCGTCTCGTTCCCGTTCCGACCACCACTACCGTCAGTGGGGGTGCTAGGGTGACTATGTTTTTGAGCAACCCGTGTTTTGGCATGGCTGTGCTCCGGCGCTGTTGCTTCGCCTACATCCTTGGAAAAAAGCGAATCAAGCTCATCTTTGAGAGTGCTCGTACCCTGCTCCTGCTGAGCCGGAGCATCGTCTTTGTTCACCCATGAACCGTCAGCTTGCTGGACCTGCAGCACGCCGTTGACCTTGCGCATCAAGGGACTCATTCACTGGCCCTCCCTTTCGAGATTTTCCGGACCAGTATAACAGACTAAACCGCCAGTGTCAAATCCACTTCCGACGCGTTCCGGACGCCTGCGGCCCTGCGCCAGGCCGCGAGCCAGCCCAGGACGTAGTCCTTGCGGGATGACCGTTCCCGTCGCATCGAGCGCTCGTAATCTTCGAGCGCCAGTTCCAGCAGTTCCGCGTCTCCGACCTCTTCGATGAGGCCGTCGATAGAGCCTTTGCGAATCATGTTCTCCAACTCCTCCGGCAGGGGGTACCTCCTAGCCTACCCTTTCCATAACATTTCCGGCAACAAGGCTCGCTTTCCCGCGTCCGTCCTCTAACCTTTACCTGATCCTCTGGCAGGGGGATCACCACACCCATGCGGTAGGGCCCCCCGCTGTTGCATACCGGGTGGCCCTATCGCGCGCGTCTATCCATCCCGCCACGGCTGTGGTAGTCTCCTGATGTGCTCGACTTCCCTGGGCGCAACGGACACTCCCATACACCTGGCGGCGGCCCGCCGGTGCTCTCCTCAGCAGCCGTCGACCCCGTCTACCGGCTGAACCTCGTGCTGCGCGCCGAGGAGCGCGCCAGGGAAGAGTGGGACGAGGCGTGCCGCCTCGAAGCCGAGATCGACCCGACGCTCGACCCCGATGGCGTGGAGCTTGCCCGCAAGAACATCCGCAACGCCTACCGCCGCTGGTACGAGATATCCGGCCAGGCGTCGGACCTCTCACAGGCTGTGCGCAAGGCCCGCCTGGAGACCCCCGCCAGCAACGCCGAACTGACGGAGGCCCTCAAGGCGCAGTTCGACGGCGGCGGGCCGCACTACGACCTGCTGTGCGAGCGCGTGGCCAACCTGCATCTCCGGCTGAAAGCGATGGAATCTTCGGGTCGCGACTTTACTCCCAGCGAGCACTCCAACCTGAACAACCAGTTGCTGGGCTACATCAACCAGTTGCAGAAGTACACCGAGAGCATGAAGTCGGAAAGCATCTCCCGCGAGACGCGCGACGCCGTGGAGGAGGTGCTGCGCATCGTGGAGCGCCATCTCGGCACCACCTATCTGGAGGTCTGGCACGTGATCGTCAAGGATGTGCGCCACGCCCTGGAGGAGAGCGCCGCGTGAGCACAGGCGACCGCGACGAACTCGTAGCCGCTGTGCACGGCGCGACGACCATCTCCAACCCGATGGAGTACATCGGCACCGACGACCCCGAAGTCATCGGCCGCTACCGGCACCTGAGCGCGCTCCACTACGCCTGCTACGAGGCGATCCTGAACGACTGCCCCGCCTCGGCGGAGCGCACGCTGGCTATCCGCAAGCTGCAGGAAGCCCGCATGTGGGCCAACGCCGCGATAGCCTTTGACGGACGGAGGTACCCCGTATGAGCCCACGCGGACCATCCCCCAAGGCTGGCGGACGCGGCGCGTTCAAGGCTCCCATGGAGCGGCGCGACCGGGGTGCGGTCCCTCGGTCTGCACCGCCGCCCGCGCGGGCGCGCTTCGGCATCGCCGTGCTGGCTTCCCGGCGGCGCTGCCCTCCCGGGTGCAAGTGCCCCAAGCATTCCCGTTCCAAGCGGAAGTCGTAACATGGCCGGTGGCAAGTGGATTCAATCGGCCACCCGCAAGATGGAGAAGAAGGGCACCGTGGGAGCCTTCGGTGCCGCGACCCCGAAGAAGATCGCCGCTGCGAAAAGCAAGGGTGGTCTACAGAAGAAGCGCGCCGTGTTTGCCGAGAACATGCGCAAGATCGCGCGGAGAAAATCTCGCTGAGCCTGGGAGCCTGGAACCGCTGTGCAAGAACCGGTGCCCCGCTACGAGGTCAGTGTGCGGGGCACATTGATTTCTATAGCCGGTATTTTGTGTGGACTCGTCATTATGTTACTGGCCTGCGCTTCAAGGTGGTGCCGTACGACCATCCGGCACCTGAGGTAATCCGTGACACAGCCGCCTAACCCCCAAGCCGCGATTACCTCGACCACCACCTGGGACACGATGCAGGTCGCGGTCCCGCCCTCGATGTGGTACGTCGGGAGCGTTCCCCCCGACCCCGCAGTCGGCCAGGACGGCGACCAGTGGGTGGGCAGCGACGGCTCGCTGTGGCAGAAGCAGAACGGCGTCTGGGTCAACACCGGCACCAACATCACCGGTCCCCAGGGGCCCACCGGGCCGACCGGGCCGCAGGGTCCGCAGGGCGCTCCCGGGCTGGCTGGCGACGTCGGTCCCACCGGGCCCCAGGGCGCGCAGGGACCGGCCGGCCCGCAGGGCCCCGAGGGTCCCCAGGGCCTGACCGGGGCCACCGGCCAGCCAGGCCCGCAAGGCGAGGTCGGCCCGCCAGGCGACCAGGGCCCGGTCGGCCCCCAGGGACCGCAGGGGCCGCTGGGTGCCGTGGGTCCCGCAGGACCGCAAGGCCAGCAGGGCGCGGTGGGGCCGCAGGGCCCCGCCGGCGTACAGGGCATCCCGGGTGCGCAGGGCCCTATCGGACCGCAGGGTCAGCCTGGTCCCGCTGGCCCAGCGGGCCCACAGGGACAGCCTGGAGCCCAGGGATACACTGGCCCAGCGGGGCCAATGGGCCCCCAGGGCCCGCAGGGTGCGACCGGCGCGCAGGGTCCGGCGGGCACCGGCATCAACCTGAAGGGCTCGGTGCCGGACGCCGCGCAACTGCCGACTGCGGGCAACACGCAGGGTGACGCGTGGGTCGCCAGCGACACCATGCACCTGTGGTTCTGGGAAACCACCAGCGGTCCGTGGGTCGACCTGGGTCCGATCCAGGGACCCGCCGGACCAACGGGTCCCGAGGGCGCCACGGGCCCGGTGGGGCCGATGGGTCCGGCGGGCGTCCCGGGGCCCATTGGCGCGCAGGGCACGCAGGGCGAGCCAGGCCCCCCGGGGCCCATCGGACCCCAGGGTCCGCGCGGCCCGCAGGGCCCGCCAGGCAATCCGTACGGATCACCTTTGCTGGCCATCGGAGCGATTGTGCACTGGCGTCCGTGGCCCACGCTGCACGACCGCTACGGCTTCTGCAAGCCCGCCATCGTGCTGTGGGTGCCCGACGAGTACAACAACATCCTGGCGCTGACCGTGCTCGGCACGCCGGGCAGCCCCCAGCCGTTCCTGCAGGACCGGGTGTTCGACGGCTATGGCGCGGGGCAGTGGCACTTCATCTCGGACTGCCCGTACTCTTACACCACGCCGTCTACCCTGCTGCAGCCCAGCTACACCAACGGCCGCGCGGCTGCCGTTCTCGGAGGAGCACCTGCTGTATGACCCAGCCAGCCACCGCGCCGGCAGCCACCGGCGTCGACCTGACCATCGACCTGAACTGGCCCGCCCAGCCTGTGCGCGAGACCGCCGAGGCGTTCATGGCCCGCCAGCGCGCCTACCACCCGTTCTCGAACAACGCCGACGACATCGTCCCGAATCAGCCCCAGATCACGATGGGCACGCTGGCCGGAGTGTCGCGATGACCGCCGCGCAGTTCGCGATGTTCACGCTGCCCATCCCGCCCGCCAACCCCAGCATGTGGAACGAGGCGTTCCTGGCCCCGCCGCCCCCGCCCCCGCTGCAGGTCCCGCCCCAGATTCTGAGCGACTCGGCAGACCCCAGCACCGGCGGCGGCGCGTGCGACTTCGCGGTCACCGAAGATGTGCCCTGCAACGCGGTGCTCGAATGGGGCACGGACGGCATCACGTACCCCAACGTGGTCTCGACCATGGGCTCCGGCAACGGCACCACGCGCCAGACGGTGACCGTTACCGGCTTCACTGGCGGCACCACGTATCACTACCGCTTCACCGTCACCGGCATCTCGGCACCCAACGACGTCTCGACCACCAGCGCTGACAAGACCTTTGTGGGGGTGGCATGACCCAGGCACCTGAGCAGTTCGTCGTCCCGGTCCCCGAGATATCGTGGATTCAGGGGCTGCCGCAGTTCATCCGTCTCTCGGACGTCTACGACGTGCCGGGTACGGACATGTTCGAGGTGACGTGCATCACCGACTACTACTGCATGCTGCGCTTGAGTTGGGAGCGCACCAACCCGCCCGCCGACCCTGGCTCCCAACCTTTACGGGGCACGGTCGAGGACGTCGGCCCGCTGATCTTCCATCGGCTGCAGGTCCCGGTCGGCACCATCGCGCAGCAGCGCCGCCAGCAGATGCCGCAGGAGGTGCGCTTCTACATCGACCTGTCGCCCAGCGATACGACGCAGCGTCATCTCCGCGCGTACGTCGGCACGCTCAAGCTCAGGCAGCGCCCGTGGAACTTCGTCCCGGTGCGCTTCTACCAGTTCGGCGGGCAGCCGCCCCCGGTACCGGGCGGCGACGACGGCTTCTGGAACACGTATGACTGGGCGCAGTACAACCCCTCGGGGCTGGCCTGGGCGTCCACGAACTACGCGTACCTCGATCTGAACGGCACCAACGGGCGCGAGACGTTCCCCGTCGCGCGCGTCTTTGCGCGCTGGCCAGGCTCGACCGGCCAGACCGTTGCGGTCGGGCTGACTTCACCTGTGCCCGACGTGGCCAACGCCATCCCCAGCCTGCCCGACCCCAACCAGACCGCGCTGCTGGAGGTGTACACCGACCCGGTCAACCACTACATCCGCGAGCGCTTCGCGTGGAAGGTGCCGCAGCCCGGTGAGCTAGAAGCTGTGGAGGCGCTGATCCGCGCCACCGCAGACAGCAAGCTGATCCGCGTGGCGCGCCTGATCGAGAACCCGTCGAGCAAGCCGTCTCCAACGTTCATGGGGCCCAACTACTGGCTGACCGGCGTGGGCGACACGTACCTGGCGCTGCCCTCGTGACGCTCACCGTCCAGCGCGTAGCGCGTTCCGCCGGGGTCTCGGCCAACCCGTACTTCCTGTACGCGTGGCACACCTACCAGTGGGCGGTCTGGTCGCCGCCCGCCGACTGGACGGCTGAGATATGGACCGACTTCCACGTGTCGCTGGGCGAGCAGGACCCGGTCTCCGGGCTGGCCATGCTGCTGGCGACCGTCGAGGTCAACCACGACGGCATCGTCTCGGTCGTCTGGGGCACGCGCTCGGAGGCGTACGGTGGCGAGACCGGACCGGTCTCGGTCAAGGCTGGCGACCCCATCACCATCGAGTGTTTCAGCGTCCGGCCCAACATTCAATACTTCGTCAACTGCAAGTGGTCGGGCGTGCTGACCTATCCGTTCGGGGTCAGCCGCGCCAAGACGGTGCAGTTCGGTGAACTCGGAGTCGCTGCCACATGACCGCCCCGCCCGTTCCGCCGCCGATTTCCACGCCGCGCTCGGTGCAGTACGGCGAGCTTGTTGTCGAGGCTACCGGTACTCCTGGCCCTCCCGGACCACCAGGGCCGATAGGTCCGGCTGGACCGCAAGGACCCCCGGGTCCCCAGGGTCCAGTTGGTCCGCAAGGACAGCGCGGTCCGCAGGGCTATCAGGGACCCCCAGGACCATCGGGCCCCACCGGTCCTGCGGGTCACGTCGGACCGCAGGGTACCCAGGGTCCCACCGGCGCGCAGGGGCCAGCCGGTGCGACCGGCAACGCGGGGCCGACCGGACCCACCGGCCCGCAGGGTCCCACCGGTCCGCGCGGCATGGAAGGCGTGGCGGGTCCGCCAGGCCCCGCTGGACCGACAGGCCCACAGGGAGCCCAGGGCCCCCAGGGCCAGCAGGGCTTTCCCGGAGGCCAGGGGCCGCAGGGCATCCAGGGTCCCACGGGCCAGCCAGGCCAGTCGGTGCAGGTCAAGTACGTCGTGGCCGACGCGGCGGGGCTCGCGGCGATCACCGGCCAGCTTGCTGGCGACGGCGCGATCACCCAGGACAACGGCCACCTCCACGTGTGGAGCGGCACCGCGTGGGTCGACGGCGGACCTGTCGTCGGTCCGCCAGGACCTACCGGTCCGCAGGGCGCGATTGGCCCCGAGGGCCCGCAGGGCTACCCCGGTATCGCGGGCATCCAGGGGCCCATCGGCCCGTCCGGGGGCACCGGCGCGCCGGGTGCCCAGGGCGACGTCGGACCCCTGGGACCGGTTGGTCCCACCGGCCCTGCTGGCGCGACGGGCGCGACGGGCGAGACGGGCGCGACTGGCCCGCAGGGACCCATTGGTCCCGAGGGGCCCATCGGACCGGCGGGAGCCGTGGGTGCGCAGGGTGTCCAGGGGGCCCAGGGCAACCCCGGTCCGACTGGCCCGCAGGGCAACCCCGGCATCCAGGGCCCGCCTGGCCCGCGCGGGGCCAACGGCCCCGGCATCAACTCGCTCTCGGTCGCTGCTGGTGGGCTGTACAGCCCCTGGCTGCGGCTGTCGAACATCGTGGACAACGACGAGGTCCACGTGTACGTCACCCAGGGCGCGTTCCCGCCCGATCAACTCACCCAGTCGGGGGTGGTCAAGGGCTACACGGCGTTCATCAAGGTCGGCAACATCCTGCAGGCGATTGCCACCGAGTACGCCGGTTGGCCGTACGCCATCGACGGCAACACCATTTTCATCGACACCAGCGAGTGGTGGACCGCCACCGATCCCGAGTTCACCTCCACCTACGTCAACGCGTGGGTCGCGGGCCTCGACGTCTCGTCCGTTCAGGCGGCTCTCTTTGCCGACCCCAACCAGGGTGGCGGCACCGCCGCGCGCCGCGACAACATCCAGACCGGACCGTTCAACGACGTGCGCCTGTCAAGCGCCCGTATCTGGGGCGGCTCCGATCCGCCGCCCGCGACCACGGGCAACCCAGGCGACTTCTACTTCACCAACAGTACCGTAGCCAATCACCGGCTGTACCAGATGGTCGCCGGCACTCCGAATGCGTGGGTAGGTATTTTGTGAGCGATGTAGGCAATCAGGCAGCCTGGTCCGCCGTCGTGACGGGCCTGGTGTGGAACCCCGACACGGCGATGTGCAAGCTGTGGCTCGATCAGAAGTCAGCCGGCAACTATCTCGGCGTCCCGGTCTCGGGCGAGCTTCCCGACCCCGACACCGGCGGCATCCAGATGGCGTTTAGCTCAGGCGTCGTCGGCAAGTGGGATAGCACCAACGGAACGACCTTCGGGTGACCAGCGCGATCTTCTACCCGCCCCAGCACAAGGTCGCCCCCGCGCCGCCACCGGGCATCGCTCTCGCGCCCGGTGACGAGGGCCCCGACGTCTCCTCCTACCAGCCCAACACGGACTGGCAGGCGGTCGCTGCCGCTGGCTACAAGTTCGGCTTCGTCAAGGCCACCGAGGGCACGAGCTACGTCAACCCGTACTTCGCCCAGGACTGGCAGGCGATCAGGGGCGCGGGGCTGCTGCGCGGCGCGTACCACTTCGCCCAGCCCGATTCCAATGCCCCCGAGACCGAGGCCGCGCACTTCATGGCCGTCGTCCAGCCGGGACCCGACGACCTGATGGTGCTCGATCTCGAAGTCGGATCGGGCGACCTGCAGGACTGGGCCATCCGTTTCGCGGCGAACATCGGCGGCAGCCGCATGCTGTACTCGGGCGGGCCGTTCATCGCGGACCACAACCTGGACCAGTACGCGGTGTGCGTGGCGTTCGACGGCAAGCTGTGGATCGCGGCCTACGGCCCGCAGCCGCCGGTGCCTGCCAACTGGCCCGAGCTAACGTTCTGGCAGTACACGGATCGGGAAAGCGTGCCTGGCGTGGCGGGAGCCTGCGACTGTTCGAGGTACAGACCATGAACCCGGCTGTGCTGGCTCCCTACCGCAGGCCCGCCGCCGCCCCTTGGCATAGCTGGTGGGACGACTTCGACCTGAACCGGGGCATGGCCATGCCGCCCCAGGCGCAGGACTGGACGTGCTCGATCTGCGCCACCGACTGGGTGCTGCTGGCCACCTGGCTGGACCCCACCTCGACGCGCGAGCAGACCGCTGGCGAGATCGGCTATCCCAGTTGTGTCAACCCCCAGGTCGGCCTGGCCGATACGCAGTGCCTGGTGCGCGTGCTCTCGTCCTACGGCCCGCAGGCGCATCAGGAATGGGTCGACTGGAATCGTGCGGTCGAACTGTGTAGCTCAACCACGGGCGTGTTGAATAGCACGTCGTGGTACCACTTCGTCGCGATTCGCGGCATGACGGCTGATGGACAGTTGTGGATCGCCAACTCGGCCCCGGGTTACCAGGGCATCTACGACACCATTTCGCCTGAGCAGTTCAGTCGATGGGCAGGATCGTGGCAGATCGTATGGCTGGAGAGATGACTACCGGCAGGCTGATCCGCCCGGACCCATCACGTGCGCCGTGTACGCGCTCGTGTTCCTGTTTATCCTGGGCACGATTATCTTCATCGGTATAAAGGTCTGGATGCACTGATGCCCTTCACGAAATCCGGTCAGAAGGTCGGTGCTGCGCCTGGTAAGGGCGGTAACATCAAGAACCCGGCGACATACGAAGCGCTGCGGCGCGACAATCCCGGAATGTCCAAAGCCTCGGCGGCGGCGATCTCGAACTCGGCGCTGGCCAAAGGCTACAAGAAGGGTGTGCACCGCAAGCCTGGACAGAGAGGAAAACCCCTGAGTGGCAACACGAGGCGCTCCAAGAGGTAGCAAGCAGGGCAGCGCGGGGCGCTGCATCCCGCTGGTCAAGGCTGAGACGACGCGTGGCAAACCAGCCGGCGTACCGTCGAGCAAGAACCCGTACAAATACTAGGCCGTGCTGGAGGTGCCTCCGCTGCTGGTGGCTCTTCCCGTTCTACTGGTGGTTCGAGGAGGACTAGATGCCCCGTAAAGCTGCAGCAGCACCCCCAGGAATCCAGGCTCTGAACCTTGGCAAGATGCCGGGGGCACTTCAGATTCCCAACGTTCGACGCCCAACACGCGGCTCCATGGGCGGTACCGCGCCGCGCGGAGCGCGGACCAGAATGCAAGCTGCGCTGGCGGCGGGCGGCTCGCGTGGCGGCGGCGCAGTGACAAAGGCAAAGACCACGGCCAGGAAAACCACGACCAGAAAGAAGAAGGTTGCCTGATGGGCTCACCACCGATCAAACGTACCGGTCGTTCGAGCGGCGGCAAGAAGGGCAAAGTCGGCACGTCGAACATCTTTACACGTGACCGAGGCAAGGGCCCCGCGCGCTCGATCAAGAAGCACGGGAAGAAGTGACCCAGGCCCCGGCTGCTTTCACGGGGCTGGACTTCGCCAAGTTCGGCAAGCGGTCGGGCTCCGACTGGCTGCAGGACTGGGAGGACCGCGCCGCCGCGAGGTTAGTGCCGTTCACGCCGATCACCCCGGAGGAGCGGCTAGAGAGCTTCGCGCAGATGAACTTCCGGCCACACGGCGTGTTCGTCCCAGACGACGAGGACGCCCAGCGCGAGGTCATGCGTCGCATCACGCACATCGGCACCTACGACGTACCCGATGTGCGGCTCCGGGAGTATCACGCCCTGCAGGATGAGACGGAACGCTGGGAGCAGCAGGCGATCCCCGGCCACTGGATTGGCCAGCAGGCGGTCGCTCGCTCGCGCGCGCGTTTCCGCATCGTGGCGTGGGGCCGTCGCGGCGGCAAGACTACGGAAGCAGCCATGGAGGCTATCTGCGCCGCAAAGTACCGACCACGGTCGTGGATCTGGCTCGCAGCACCAACCATGAAACTGGTCGGGCGTGCGTTTGACAAGGTGGTCGAGTGTGTGCGCGACAACGACCTGAAGTGGCGCACGTTCCGGGACACCACGCAGGAGAAGCTCATCGTTCTGGAAAATGGCAGTCGCCTCGAAGGGATGTCGCTGGAGAACGTCTGGTCAGCCGCCGGCGCGGCTATCGACCTGGCCATCATAGACGAAGCAGCGCAGATTTACCCAGAGGCGTGGGCCCGTGCGATCCTCCCACCGCTTACGGACCGTAATGGTCAGGCGCTGCTCATATCCTCCTGGGAGGGGGAAGGCGACTTCTTCCACCAGAAAGCACTCGACGCCCGCTCGGATATGGTGGCGCACGGCGGCGAGGCTGCCTGGGAGATGTTTCAGGACGCTAGCTACGACATCAACTTCTATGCCTTCCCACAGGGCCGGCAGACCCCCGCTCTGGCGCAGGCTGCGAAGGAGATGGAGCCCTACGAGTTCCTCGAACAGTTCGGTGGCATCCCGGCTGCAGCCCGCGAACGCGTTTTCCCCGAGTTCAAGGAGAAGGTCCACGTCACCGACTGCCCCTACAACCCTGATCTTCCGGTCATCCTGGCCGTCGACCCGTCCGGTGGATCGAACGCCTACGCCATCCTCGCGATTCAAGAGTACACCGACATGACGGTCATCTTCGATGAGCTATACGAGACGCATCGTAGCACCGAGGAGATGGCCGAATTGCTGGCGGCGAAGCCGTGGTTCAACGGGGATCGAATATCCAGGGACGGCGACCTGTTGCCGCAGTGGGAGATCGAGGGCATCTCCGACATGATATGCGACAGTGCACAGCCGGAGGAGATGCGGCGCTGGCAGCGCATGGGCTTCCCTGCCTACATCGTGGATCACAAGCCCCAGATATGGGAGCGCATCCCGTTCATGCGCAACCAGATTCGCGATCCGGTGCGCTTCTACCGGCTGTACCGCAACCGCGTCAACATGATCCTCGAACGCATGGGTTGCGAGCCCGACTCGGACAAGGACTTGCCCGTCGAGGAACAACGCGCGCTCACGATTGAGGTTGAGGAATCGCTGAACGACGAAAATCTCGTGGGTGATACGCTGGCCTATCTGCGAAGCTGCGCGCGAACCCGCGTCGACCGGCACTGTACAAGTACGATCAACGAGTACAAAACCTACACGTATCCAAAGCGCCGACGCCTGAACATGAACTTTCAGGAAAAGCCGCGCGATTGGATGAATCATTCGATGGACGCCTGGGGCTACTACGTGTGGGCCAAAAAGCGCTTCGAGGGCGAGCCCGCCGCGCCCGAGAGCTACTCGTATCTGGAAACGCACATCGAGCCGCTGGACGACGAGGAGCCGGACATCTCTCAGCCGCGCACCCCCCCGGAGGTCATCGCGCGCATGCCGCTCTCGCGTGGCCGCGCGTTCATGGATCATGTGCGCACGTCGCACGTGAGAGGCGAATGGGAACCACGCTCGTATCTGGAGGTCGCGGGTCGGTGATCCAATCCTTCGCATTCCACAAACTGCCGACGACAGTGGGAGCGCGGCTTCACCAGCCCAGGCATGGCGCTCACCGGGCAAGCCTCTAACCCCAAATGCCTGGTGAGGCCAAGTCGGCATGACCGACCAGAACGCGGACGTCGCGGGCGCGTACCGCGATGAGATTGACGACAAGCCGACCTACGAGGAAGTGCGCTACTGGCGCGACCACCTGAACTCGGAGTGGGGCAACCTTGACAACTCCATGGAGGACGAGGAGGACCTGTACTTCCAGACCTTTGACGTGGAGTCTCCGGGCGGACGCCTTGCGGTCAAGACTGGATCGGCACCGTCTGATGCTGATGCCGCAATCGACTCGCTCGTACCTCCTGACATATCGGTGCGCGTCCGACCGGCTCGCGCTCGTCAGAAGTTTCGGAACCAGGCTGACAAGCTGACGCGCTTCGGCAAGGCGCTGATCTACTCCTGGCGCAAGCAGAAGGATGTGCTGCGGCAGATTCCCACCGACATGGTCATCCGCCGGGTGGGCGTGTTCCGCATCATGGTCGACCGCACCCTATGGGCGAAGAAACCAGAGGGTCTCGAAGCGCGAGGACCAGCGCCAGTTCAGGACGAAGATGAAGATGACGAGGCGTACGAAGCACGGGTCGAAGCCTGGCAGGACGCTGACCCAGAGGAAGTCTGGGAAGTGCGCCACCGTCGCAAAAATCCCATCGTATTTCAGCGACGGGACCCACGGGTATGCCGCTGGCGCGAAGCCGACGACGGGGAGCTTCTGGTCGTCGTTGAGCACTATCAGACCAGCAAGACTGAAGCGATGCACGCCTTTGCCCGGTACGAGGATACCGCGTGGATACTCCGCTCTCGGCTGCCCGACGAACTGGTGTGGGTGGACGACGTGTGGATCGGGCGCTACCGCTGCCTGCTGCTGGATGACTACCCGCTGTTCGACGTCGGCGGCAACGGACCCTACCGGGGGGTGGCGGAGCACGGCTACCCTGAGATGCCGTACGTCATCGCGCCGTTCCGCGAACTCACGTTTGACGATATGGAAAGACGCTATCGCGGCATGCTGACCAATGCAGCCGGTCTATATCCCATCGAGTCGAACGTGCTCACTATGCAAATCTGGATGCTCGCCATCAACGCCTGGCGCACCTACCTGGGCTGGACCAAAGATGGCCGCCAGATCGAGATTCGCCCCGGCCAGTACATCCCCATCGACCAGCGAATCGGGGAGTATTTGCAGATGCTTGAGGGCCAGCCCGTACCCGACGAACTGCTCCAGACGACAAGCGTGGTCGATCAGTACATTCAGCGCAACGGCGTAGCACAGGGCCCCCGGAGTGCTGAAGGCACGCGCTCGGCGCAGCAACTCTGGGCGATTCAGTCGATGCGGACACTCAAGATCGAATCGGCCAAGGACGCTCTGACGCGAGCTATCGGTCGCGCGCTGGAGCTTGCAGCCATGGAACTGGAGGTTTGTCTGCAGGACAGCCTGACCCTGCCCGTACCCGGCAAAGATCGTAATGGTGAAGATTTGGGCGAGGTCACGGTCAAACCCGAGGATGTCGATGGATACTGGGACGGTTTCGAGGTCTCCCTTGGTCGGCGTCTCGATCCGGCAATACTTGAACAATGGAAAGCCCTCCAGGCGCTGCAGGCCAACAAGTGGATGCCGCACCGGCAGAGCATCGAGCTTTCGGGGGCGACGGACAATCCGCAGGAGTGGCTCGATGAGATGGTACGCGAGGCGGTCGACGCCCTCCCGTTCGTCATCGAACAGGTCGGTCTGGAGCGCATCAAAAACTGGTTCGGTGAGGACTCCGAACGGTTCATCGCCCTGAGCCAGAAGCTGCTCGAACAGCAGCAGGCCCAGAAGAGCCCGATGGCTCCGCAGGGCGGAACGCAGCAGCCGCCGGGTGGGCGCGGCCAGCAACAGCGTGCGCCGCAGGACGCGGGCAGTATGCTGGGGGCAGCGACTCGCTCGGCGGGCGGCGGGCGTGCGGGGCCCGGCGGTCGACCGGGCGGTCGCGCGGCTGCTGGACGAGGTCCTTCTCGACCCGTAGGATAGGAATGCGAGATGAGTAGTGACGCTCTTGACCTTTTTCGCGCGACTCGCCCGCAGGGCCCACCGACGCCTTCGGGGGACATCCGCGCGCCGTCATCGAATCGTTCTCGTGAACTCCACGGGCTCGCCATGGTACCCGGGCAACCAGGGTACAACGAGCGTATTCCCCGACCCCCCTGCTTCCGCTGCGGGGAGGACCACTGGGCTACCCAGTCTTACGATCACGCGTGGGAGGCTGAGCCCAACCCTGTCCACGATGAGCCAGTCTCTGCCAGCCCATCGTTCCGGTCCAGGGAGGCCATAGAAGCTGTGATCGACAATCGCGTGGCGGTCTACGTCGGACGCGGCGACACGTACATCGTGGCCATCGAGTCGCCCCCGGAGTGGGACACCATCGAGACGATCAGGGCCACCGACGACATGCTGCTGCAGCTTGTGCGTATGGCGCGTGCAATGGGCGCGAAGGTCTACGACAAGACAGGCGGCGATCTGCTGATGCTCGAACAGGAGGAAGCTGAGCGTGCCGGCCAACATGCGCAAGATCATGGGCGAGGTCCCGCGTGGGATGGAAGTGATAGCCCACGACGACCGGGACCTGGCACCGCTGGGTCGCCAGAAGGTGTCCCGAACGGAGTTGAACCGACGCCAGCAAGCCTACCTGGGCGGAGTGGTAAGCGGGGATAGCCCGCTGGACCAGCAGGCCGCTGAGGTCATCCGCCAGTATCTGGACAACCACCATGCAAGACAGTAGGGACCTGCTGCGCCGGCTGCACGAGATTTACCACAGCCCTTTGCCGGAAGGCGCGCCAGTCCGTACTCCGGGTAACGACCTGGGGCTGAAGTTCATGTTCCGCGATCTGCAGCCTGGCACCGCCGAGTGGGCGCGCATCCACATCCCGCCTGGCGCGGAGTACATCGAGCGCTGGGACGCCACCGGCCCTGAGGACTTCGGCCCCGTCGAGATACTGGACAAGCAGGGCAGACACGTCCGCCGTGTGGAACGCTAGGGACCCGGGGTCCTGGCAGGCGGGTCGCCGCGAGGTGATCCGTGGGCAGCAGCCCGGCTTCCACATCCTTGCTTCGCCCCCGGGAGAACAGGCCCCGATCCAGCACATCAACTACACCCCGGCCACCCAGGAGGTGCACCAGCGGGGTGCGATGGCCCCTGCCGAACATTTGAACTACACGCTGCTGCCCAACGACGCTGTGCCCAGCACCATGCAGGGCGCGGGCGGCGGGTTCTCCCAGGGCGCGGGCATCACCGGTTCGCCCATGGGCTCCGGTCAGGGCGGCGCGCCCACCCCGCCCATCTTGCAGAGCGGCGGCGGCTCGCCCGTGCTGCCAGGCCAGGAGCGGCTCGAAGGCCGCTACGGCGTGCCGGGCTCCATGGCTTCCGGGCAGGTCACGCCTGGTGCGCCCCCCGCGCGCGTCGGTCCGTACAGCACCGGACCCAACCCGCGCATCGCGACCAGCGGTCCGCAAGCGGTCGGCCAGGGCACGCGGGCCTCGATGTGGGGCACCACGCGCGGCTGGGGCAACGCGCCTGGCGCGGGCCAGGGGGGCACGCCCACGCCCGACGACACGTCCGCGCGCTCCGCGCTGCTGGGCCAGGGCATGTCGGGTGGGCAGAACATCAACGACACCGCGCCGACTGCCACGGCGACCCCGACTGCGGTCGGCGCGGATACGTCCGGCAACGCCAACATCGCCTCGTCGGCGGCGGGTCCCGACGTGGGCGCGCTCGAAGCGCAGGGCACGCTCGACCCCGCGCAGGCGCAGCAGATTGCCCAGAACCAGCAGGCCGACCAGGCGGCGCAGAACCAGGCGCAGGGGGGAGCACAGGGCAGTCAAACCCAGGGCGGTGCGCAGGGTCAGGGACAGCCCCAGGGCGGCACCGACCCGAGTGTGGTCAACAAGCTGGTGGCCTCCAGCAACGGCATCCTGCCGACTGCCTCTGAGCTACCCCCGGGTACCGTTTCGATTCAGTACACCCCGTCTGGCGACACGGATCAGAACGGCAACCCGCTGTCCGACAACATCGTCGCGGTGCTGAACGACGGCACCCAGGTCATTATCGGCAACGCGGTCCTCGATCCGCAGGGCAATCCCAGCAAGGCGACGTACTTCATCGGCAAGGGCTCCGCCGCCTCCTCCGCGCCGTGGTACGTCGTCTCGGCGGGCGCGCGCGGCTCGATCATGTACAACACGGCCACCGGCGAGGTCAGGGACCTGCCCGGTACGCAGCCGGTTGGCGGCACCAGCATCGTCAACGCCGGCTCAGCCGGGTTTATGGTGGTGAGCCCGGACGGTAGCATCTCGGCCATCCCTGGCTCGCAGACTACCAGCCAGCTTGCCGATGCAACGGCAGCCAACACGCTGGCGCAGAGCGGCTACGCGCTCACCCACCCCGCTGTGACGTCCACCGGCGGCGGGCTGCTCGTGCCACCGGGCGCTTCGGTCGACGTCCAGTACAACCCCAGCCCGCTGACGCAGCCCAACAAGACGGTCTCGAACATCACTTCGGGCGGACCGCTGCCGCAGGAGGCCAGGGACATCGCCGCGCAGGACACGCGGCTGGCGAACCTCGCGAACCTGCCCGCTGCGGGTACGCCCCCGCCTGGTCAGAACCCGCCGGCTGCCGCCGCTCCCGCCGCCCCTCCGACGAACCCCGCGCTGCCGCCCTACGGAACGACGGCGCAGATCGAGGCGGCGCAGCCTAGCTCGATCACGCATGGGCCCTCGTCGTACCCCACGCCGCCCACCGGCGCGGAACAGGCCGCGCAGGAACAGGCGCAGCGCTACAAGCGGGGCGAGGTCTACCCGCCCGCCGCGCCGTTTCAGCCCGTGCCCGAGCTACCCACCGGTGGCGGAGGAGCGGGTGCCGGTCAGGGCTTTGGCGACACGGGCACGACTTTTGCGGGCAGAGGACTGACCCCCGCAACGGGGCGTGGGTCCTCGGGCGTGGGCTGGGAACCCCGCCTCCGCCTGGGCGCGGGCCTGGGTGTGCAGTCGATGGGCTCGCCGGGCGTCGGCCAGGACGAGCCGTGGGAGGTCGGCGCGGGGCATCTCGGCGGACGCTCCAGCGGCATGGGCGGCGGACGCGGTGGCAGCGGCATGTCGGGCGGCGGCGGCGCGGGGCAGGGCGGCGTGCCCGACCCAGCCCAGAGCCAGATGCAGGCCAACATGATGGACCCCAACGTGGCGGGCGCGCTGCTCAACCCGGGGATGGCCGGTACGACTCCAGACGTGCCGGCTATCCTGTCGCCGTATTTGGCTCAACCCATACCCTTCGCCAGCGACCCCGAGCACAGCCAGCCGCGCCCGCCGATGGTCGCCCCCGCGCAGCCCTCGCCGCAGCAGATGCAGGGCGCGGGTCAGGGTGGCACCCCGCCGCCGCCGACGCCAGGCGATGCGCCGCCTCCGGGCCTGCCCCCGGGCGGCTGGCAGCCGCCGGTACAGCAGCCCGATGTGCAGGGCATCGGCCACCGCTTCGGCCAGCAGATGAACGTCGGCACCCCGCAGCACGAGGGCGTCGATCTGCAGGCCAGCGAGGGCGTGCCGACCCAGAGCCCGGTCGACGGCTTCGTGACGCGCGTCGAGCACAACCCGCAGGGGCTGGGGTTGGTGGTCACCATCCAGGGCAAGGACGGATCGGAGCATCAGCTTGGGCACCTGAGCCATACCGACGCCTACCCTGGCATGCAGGTCGCTCAGGGTCAGACGCTGGGCAGCGTCGGGTCAACAGGCAACACCACGGGCTCGCATCTCCACTGGGGAGTGAAAGACCAGCAGGGAGTGCCAACAGACCCGACGCAAGCCCTCCCCCCGGGCATGCAGAACATGCCGCCGGTACCTGGCACCCAGATGATGGGCCCGCCAGGCGGGACGGGGGGAGCGGCCCAGGCGGGCGCGGGACAGGGCAACGACCAGGGCCTCGAAGCGGGCTGGCCGATCCCGCCGTACGGCAGGAGCGCGCACGCCGGTGCGGGCCAGGGCGGCGCGCCCGCGCAGGACTCCGGGCAGCATCAGGGCCTGACCCAGAGCGGCCAGACGTACACCATCTCCAAGCCCTACGCGCAGATGACGCCGCAGGAACAGGACGACGCCAACCGCTACGCGCACCAGATGGGCAGCCCCGCCGGCGGCGCGCCCAGCGTGGCGGCGACCGACCAGAGCGGCAACCCGCAGAACCGCACCACCAACGTCGAGGACGCCAACACGCGGGCGTCCAACGCCGAGGCGCAGTTCCAGGCGCTGCTGCAGGCCATGGTCACGCTGCAGGGCCAGGCGCAGTCGGCGCTGAACGCGATGAACGCGGCGGGCCAGAGCATCCTGCAGACGCAGGGCCAGCAGGCGTTCTCGGACTTCCAGACCAGACAGCAGGACCGGCTGCAACTGTTGCAGTCGGCGCTGTCCTCGCCGTGGATGGGGATGCTGTCCGGCATCAACCCGCTGCCGACCGCCGTGGGCCAGCCCGTCGTCGGCGGCTCTGACCCGTGGGGCCTGAACAACATCTTCAGCCCCTGGGACCCGAACTCCTGGGTCAAGGGCTCGCCGTACGCGCCGCCGCCCTCGAACTACGGGGTGGCGGGCACGCCCCAGGTGGGCGTCGACCCGAACACCAACCTGCCAACCATCGGTTGGGGGAACACCCAGCAGGGCACCCCGGGTGGACAGGGCGCGCAGGGCACCACCTCCCCGCCGCCGACTGGCAGTCCAGGCGCGGCGACCTCGCAGGCAGCGGCCCAGGGCCAGCCAGGTCAGACGTTCATGGGTACCATGCAGCCGGCGGGTTCCGACAACGTTGCCTACCCCACCGGCACCGCGTCGGGCCAACCCATGCCCTCGGGGGCCATCGGCTCCAACCAGTCGTGGGGCAAACAGCCGCAGTCCTGGCAGGACTGGCAGGCGATGACACCGTGGCAGAAATCGGTATATGGTTCATGGTTCCAGAACACCTACGGACCCGCGAAGTGGAATCAGGAGCAGAATCGCTTGCACTACTCCGCGCTCGATCAGGGTGCGAGCCCGACCGCTGACATCACGCCGCTGCAGGCAGCCAGTGCCGATCAGGCGACACTCGCTGGGGACGTGATGAACGCGAACGTGATGGGCTTCTCGCCCTCGGGCTGGCAGGGGCAGGAGACCAAAAACTGGAGCGCGGCGCGTGCGCCCGCTGTCAAGCAGGCACCTGGCATCGCCGCGTGACTACCGTTCCGGGCTGGCTTTCAACTGACGAAATCCCGCGCAAGGACCCGCCGCGAGCCAAGCCAGGCTGGGCTCCGCGCCCCAACAAGAAGGTCAAGCTCGCCTCGGGCTGGGACACTCCGGAAGTCGGGGCGGGCCAGCCGACCCCCCTCGGGCAGCAGGCCATTGGGCCGCAGAGCTTCAGGCCCGTTCCCATTCTCCCCCTGCCAGGACCAGCGCCAGGGCCAGCGCCCGCCGCTAGCTCGCCCCTTGCGACCCCCCAGATTGCCACCACCCCGTTTTCTCCGGTTCCGGCAAGTCAACCAACTCAGCCACAATCTCGACAGTCGAACGATCCGACACAAAACTTGACAAGAGCATTCGCTCCTGTTACACCTAAGCCAGCGGCTTCATCCACGCCGCCACCCGTGCAAACGACGCCCGTTCGACCTGTGGGTGTGTCGACGTCGCCCGTGAGCACGATACCCGTGATGCCTGGCCGGGTTCCTCCTCAAGGCGGTCCGGCATCAGCGGCTACAAAGCCGGCGGCGGCTCCTGCGCCGCCGGCTCCCGCCGCCGCCCCGGCGGCTGCGACGACCTCTGACCAGGGTCAGCCATCCGGCCAGATTGATGCGTCCAGCCCGACGACCTTTGCCCAGAGCTTTGCTCCGTATGCCCAGTACGCGGCACAGCAGCTTGGTATTGATCCGGCTTGGGTGGCGGCTATGGCTGCTAGCGAGTCGAACTACGGCAACGCGGCGGGCAACGAACTGTTTGGGGTCAAGGCGCTGCCTGGTCAGCCGGGTACGGTCATGCAAACCCACGAGGGGCCAGGTGGGGGTGTGCAGACGCAGGCGAAGTTCGCGGCCTATGCCACGCCGCTGGATAGCGTCAACGCGTGGATCGACCTGATAAAGAACCACTACCCCGGCGCGGTAAACGCTCCTGACCTGGCGAGCTTCGTGCACGGCCTCAAGGCGGGAGGCTACTTCACCGCAGGCGAGGGCGAGTACCTGGGCATCGTGCAGGGCATCGTCAACCGCATCGGCGGCACCGTCTCCAGCACGCTCGCCCAGGCTGCCTCAGCCGTGACCCCCGCACCGCAGTCCGACACCCCCGGAGCCAACGTGTCCAGCGCCACGGTGATGAGCGAGGCCGACTTCGAGCAGGCCAACGGCATGCCGGTCAACTACTCCACGTGCGGTCCCACCGCTGCCGCCGCGCTGGCCGCGTCCCAGGGCATCAACCTGTCCCCGACCCAGGCGCTGGGCTTCGCGCAGGGGCTATGGAACTCCGCCGTGGGCATGCTGGGCGCGGGCGCGTCGGGCGAGGTCGAGCTTCTGAAGCGCATGGGTGTGCAGGCGGTCGCGACCGGGGGCGTCGACTGGAATCAGATACAGAGCGAGATCGCCGCCGGCAGGCCGGTCATCCTGAACCTGAGCGGCCACGGCGGGCACTTCGCGTTCCTCGATGGCTACAACCCGGACACCGGCCAGTACCACGGTGGGGCCTCGACGGGCGCGGACCTGAAGGGCGGCTCGGACTGGATCACTCCGCAGCGCCTGCAGCAACTCGGCTTCCAGCCCGCCGACACCGTTGTGCTCGCCCCGCAGGGCGGCGCGGGCGCGGGCCAGGACAACCCGATCCAGGGCATTGTGCAGGGCGCACAGGGGGCGCTGAGCGGGCTCAAGCAGGGGGCCGAGGCGGCGCTCAACCCGCTCACCCAGGCGACCAGCCAGCTTGACCCGCTCAAGCGCCAGTACCCCGTGCTTGGTCCGGGTGGCCTGGGCGTGTGGGACCCGCGCATCGGACCCCCTCCGGAGGACGCCGCGAAGCCTGACTTCTCCGACGCTGGCGGGGATGTCAGCCTGACCGGCGTCCATCCGGAGGACCCCGGTACTTACCCTGGTGGCCAGGGCGGTTACACCAGTCCTCCCAGCCCCGCTGCCTCGAAGTACCCTGACGCGGCCAGTCTGGTCGTGCCGCAGGCGCAGGGTGACCTGTTCGCGTACGCGGGCGACCCGAACGACGCGGTCGTGGCCCAGTTCAAGGACGCCAACGGCGACGACATCAACGTGGTCAAGAACTGGAACCAGGCCGAAGGCGCGTACCAGTACCTGTACGTGAATCCGGATGGGTTCGTGGAGTGGAAGCAATTCGACAACGGCACGGGCGCGCCCTCGGACGGTGACGCGGAGGACGCGTACAAGAACGCGATCAGCATGGGCCAGACGTGGGGCTCCAACGCCTATCCTGCGGCCCCCAACCCCGCCAACACGCCGGCCTCCAACTTCACCTATGGCACTACCTCGGCAGCCCCTCCCAGCGGGCTGCCACCGACTGGCACCGACCCGATGGCGGGCGTCACGGGCTACGCCCCCGAAAGCTCCAAGCCCAGGTATGGATACAAGGGGCTGATCTACACCCCAACCCCCTCGGGTCCGCTGGGACCCGCGCCCGCGCCCACCGGTATCACGCCCTCCGTACCCGGCGGCGCGCCGGGCTGGACCCCGCTGCCTGGCGTATCGGATTCCGACGTCGCCAGCACGCTGTGGGACTACGTGCAGGGCAACATCACCGCAGACGATGTGCGCAACCGGCTGGGCACGGCGAGCATTCAGGACATCCAGCAGTACGCCATCCAGCGCTCGCAAGCGGGCGACCAGACGCTGCGCACCTCGATGCCGCTGCTGGTCACGCACCAGTTCAAGGGCATGGACATCGACGCTCCGTGGGTCACGGACTTCCGCACGCGCGCCAAGGCGGGCACCGATGGGCTGAAGAAAACCTCGCCCTATCCCACCCGGGTGAGGTGGAAGCTGGAGGGCGTGCCGCAGGGCAGCGACAGGGGCGTGGGCGAGGTGCACACGGCGGGGATTTACACCGACACCGACCCCAACACGGCCTCCGACCGCTTCTCTGGCACCGAGCGGCTCTACGGCCAGGCGTGGCAGATCGACCCCAGCAAGGTCACCCAGGACCGCATCCTGAACCTGAAGGACGACCCCAACGCGCAAGCCGTCATGCAGCAGGTCCACGACGAGGCCGATCAGGAGTACGCCCGGACGGGCGGCGACTACGGCGATATCCTGTACGACAAGCTGCGCGCCCGGGGTTATCTGGTGGTCTACAACGGCGGAATCGGGCCCGAGGTGGGCGAGACCGTCTGGCTGGTGTCCAACATGAACGAGGTCGGCTCCCCGGTCGCTGAGGGTAACGGCATCGACATGGTGAATTACCTGGGCAAGGGCACCGCCTGGGGACCGGGCCTGGCGGGCGGGCTGGTCGTGGGCTGGTACGCCAAGTCCCAGGACGACCAGAACCAGCCGCAGCCTGCGGGTGCGGGCCAGGACGACGAGACCCCGTGGTGGGAAAACATCGTGCAGGGCGGCGAGGGCGCGATTCAGACTGCGCAGCAGACCGTACAGGGTGCGATCAACAAGCTCACCGGCGGGCAGCCCGCCGCCGTGGCCGCGAACCAGGCTGTGCAGAACGTGGCCCAGCAGGCCGGTCCCGCCGCGCAGACGCTGCGCCAGACCGCGCAGAGCGCGGTCACACCCGCCATCCAGCAGGCGCAGGGCAAGCCGGTGACGCCCCAGCCGCCGGTCAACCCCGAACAGCTACCGGTGGTGGGCGGCATCGCGCAGGGCGCGCGCAACCTGGGCACGGCGGTGCACCAGGGCCTGACCGCGCCCCCGCCGCCCGCTGAGCCCACGCCCCAGCCGCAGGCCGCGCCGCAGCACCCCTCCACGGAGATCGGCCAGCAGTCGCAGTTCCCGCTCATGGGCCCGGCTGCAGAGCACCAGGCGCAGCACCCGACCGACCCGCGCACCCCCGAGGAGATGCACCAGGCCCAGATGGAGGACCTGAAAACGCTGGGCTTCGCGGGCAGCCTGCTGATCCCCGGTGCCGCCGAGGCGCTGGGTGTCTCGGGCGTGGCGGGCTCGGCGCTGATCGGCGGACTCTCGACCGCCGCCGTGCAGGCCCCGGACATCATCAGTGCGATCCAGAGCGGCGACCCCAGCAAGGTCGCGGAGCAGGCGGTCAACGTTGGGATCGGCGCGGCGGTCGGCCCCGCGATCTCGGGCGTGTCCAGCGCGGTACGCGCGGGCGCGCGGGCGCTGCCGTTTGCGCCCGTAGGCGACACGGCCCGGTTGGCCAGCGCGGTGCTGACCAAGCTGCGCGAGCCCGGTGAGGTGGCTGCCAGCGCCGCGTACCAGCGCGCCACGCGCGGGCTGACGCAGGGCCTGGACCAGTCGGTCCTGAAGGCGGTACCCGGGGTGCTGGACAACCGGATACCCAACGCCAGAGTAGCACAAATGTTCCGGGATGCGGCCCCGCTGACGCGCAACAAGGGCAAGTTCACGGCGGCGACCTCGCGGCTGCAGCGCGAGGCGCAGCGGCTGGAACGCATCGGCACCACCGAGGCGAACATGTCGGGCAGGCAGGTCTCCGACTTGCTGCACAACATCGCCCCGAACGCGGCGGATCAGGTGCTCGCCAACCATGGCTTTCAGTCATTGACTCAGCCCTACCGCACCGGCTACCAGGCCAGCCGGGGGATGATGCCCGCCGCCATCCCGCAGCTTGCCCGGTT